GTTCTGGAATCCATTGTTGGTGTTTGTATTAATTCCAGACTGTCCATTAAGAAGCCAAGGAAAATCATAACCAAGCATCATGTTTCCATAACCTCCTCCGAAGCCATTGCCCCATCCATTGCCCATAAGAGCAAAGAGAAACAGAATGACCCACCAACCGTCACCGCCCCAACCACCGAAACCAGAGTTTCCTCCAGCATAAGCAGGAGCTACGGGCATATACATCCCGTTACTTGAATCTGTTAATGCCATAATTTCTCCTTTCTACCACATAACTATTTGTGGTTAGTGACATTTTTGTCAGTTTTATATCTAATCACTTATGCGCAATCGTGATTTGATATCTATAATTTAATTCCCATTCTTTGCGCTTGTTGTGTTAAAGAATTTAATTGAGCTTGAGACATTTGACCATTATTAAGTAAATATTGAACAGCACCATGAGGGTCATTTGCATACTGCTGAGGAATATTTATCTTTCTTTGAAGCAAGAACTGCATAGGATTTTGTGTAAAGGAATTAAACTGTGACATAATTCCTTTATTCATCTGCTCGGTAAATAGAGGGTTTGACATTTGATTTGGTCTCCTTTCGTTGATATGTAGGTCTTGATTTTAACTTTTCAATCGCTTCTTCAAATTCATCTCTGGTAATAAATTGTGAAGTATCAATTGCAGGAGTTTTTATTTCATTCTCATTGGTTTCAGAGTAGCTAAAAATTCTTAACGGCTGTGGCATTCCACTCGCATCTGCTGTTTTAATAAAAAAGTGTTCACTCTCGGAATCAAAAAGAACTACACTTTTTCCATTCTGTACAGGATATGCTTTAGCTCCACTTTCACCTTGCACCCAGATAATACTTGAATCAGATTGTGCATTATAACTTTGCACACTCTGCACCGGTGGAGTATAAGGTTGATAAGGTGTATTGTAATAATTCGAATTTGGATAAATTGCCATTGTTTATTCCTCCTTTGTGAAATAGTATATGGGAATTTCATCACCTGAGTCCCAAGTATCATAATAGTTTCCATCTATTACAGCTATAACATGAGTACCTGTCGCTAATAAGAATCTTCCATAAGGATTATCTTCACAAAAATTTCTTACCGTATAACAATCTGGACAAGTATTTGAAATTATTTTCTTTTTATATCCACGAGATTTTAAATATGAACTCCACACTTCATTAGATGAAGGCATATCATACATAAAATAACCTTGAACAACTATTTCTAAATAAGTATCTTCCCAGGAACTATTTGTCAGTATTGATATCCCTCTTATCACACAATCGCCGACAAGGTTTCGTATCGGATTCGGATTCTTGTGAACATAAGCCATCTTTTATCACAATAAAAGCAGATAAAGAGGAACATTGTTTATTAATGATAAGTTCATTTAATTTATCACTTATGTCCTGCATATCTGCTTTTCCTTTCGTTTTACTTTATTTAATTGTAAAATAAAAAAGAAAGTGTAATTTATACACTTCCTTTACAAAAATTATACGATATTTGTTTTAAAAAATTTTATATCAAATAACTTTAATCATTTTGTTCTTCACTCGTTTTGCAAGTTTTGATACTTGAGCTTCACTAATTTTCATCTCCATTGCAATTTGCACATTTGATTTATCTTTTGCTTTTAGATTAAAATACATAAGTTCATCATCCGTAAAATTGCATAATGCTCTAAAAGTATCCAATTCAAATTCTACAAAATCTCGTATCTTCATACCTTAACTTGCTTTTCTACAACGAAAGGTTTATAACCCTGACTTTCAAGCTCTTTGCAAAGTTTATCAGCATTTGATTTTATTGCAAATGCACCTACCTGAACACAATACAATGTTTTTGTTTCAGGTTCAGGATCTGGTTCGGGTTCGCCTTCAAGTATTGCATTTACTTTACTTGCAATATCCGCAAATTTTCCCGACAAATAAGGTCCAGGGCATTGAGTAGCTTGATACCATTTATGCATTACAAGGTTTCCAGATTTATCACCCGTGTAATTAATACGAGGTATTCCGTTTCTCTTACAGATATCTGCAATCAATTTGATAATTGACTCATATGTTTTATCTGATACATGCCAATCGGGTGCCCCACCGTCATTTGATGCTTCGATTGTTACGGCATAACTGTCACATTCTCTGCTGCCTGTAGTCCACGCTCTACGACTTTCATCTACACCAAGACAAATCTCTCCGTCATATCCAATATAATAGTTTGCGCTTGCTACATTTCCGTTATAGTGCATTTTTGCACAATTAAGGGCGGTCTGTTTTCCTGCCATGTGATGAAGTGCAATTTTATCAATTACGCCTGTAGGATTATAGCACCCTTCTTTGTATTTTTGATTTCTTGGATTTGAATTTTTGTTTAAATCTAAATGCTCTGTAGCTAAAGGTGAATTACTGTAAGTCACTTCATTACCTCCGTCATCTTTTGAATTATCACCACTTGCATATTGGTCATAAAACTTCTGTGCTATCGTTGAACGACCTTGTATTGCTAAATCAGACTGATTTGCTGGTCTTTCAAATTCGCACATAAATATTTTTGTAGCATCATAAACACTTGTTGTTGAGTTTAATTTATCTTTAAGACTTTGTGGCATTTCCTGCCATAAGAAATCAAGTTGCATGTCTAAATCAGCAATACTTGTATCTCTTCCGTGAGCGTAATCTAAAAGATTTTGTTTGCGACTCCAATAGGTCCACTGTGCCAATCCGTACCCAGCAGAATCGTGAACAAAGTTAGTGTAAATTCCGCTATCTACTTGTGCGGTATATTCTTCGTCAGAAAGACCAAGAGATTTTTCATAAGTGTTTTGCAAGTTGTTAGGTCTGCATCCACTTTCGCAATAAAGATTTCCTTCAACACCCGCACAAGCATAATCAGTTAACCTCTTTGATTTTAAAAAGTCCCAAATTTGTCTGTTTATATCTGACATAGCTTACTCCTTTCGGTATATCAATGCCGTTCATTACTCACCTTTTCAAACCGCCGTAAGGCTTCATTCCATACTTCATCAAAGAAAATTCCCGTACTTACGGAAATGCTTTTGATGTAATTATCTACGCTTTCTCGTTCTTCTTTTGTTGCATCTCTCATTTCTGATATGTCAATGCCGTTCACTTGTCTGCTCCTTTATTGCAAGGCTTGTTTAATAAATGCTTGCAAGTCTGATTCTGACATTTTGGTTTTTACAGATTCTTCTTCAAGCCATTTTTGAAAATCTTCTAATATTTCAAGGGCTTTATTTCTCAATTCTGCTTCGTTCATCTGCTTGCTCCCAATTAAAACCTATATAATCTGCAAAGTAAATTTTTGAGTAAGCAATATCGGGCTGTGGTACATTTGTTTTACTTCGGATAATTTTTGAAGTATATCCATCTTCAAAACTTGTTCCCGTATTTACGCAAACAACTTGCGTGTAATTATTTACTACCTCAATGCTGTTCATCCGCCTGCTCCATTTCCGCACCGCAATTAGGGCAAAACTTTGTTAAAACATAATCCCATTCATTAGATATAGCTTCGTTTTTGCAAATCGAACATACCATAGTGCGTGTAAAATCTCTGCTGTGATTATCTACCCATTTTCCTTTAGGTTGCATTTCCTCTTCATCCGTCTGCTCCTTAATATGGTCTAACCATTGCTGAACACGAAATACGGGTATCAGTTCTGAACCATTCGTGTAAACCTCTTCTTCATCAACAAAACCATATGATTTTGCAAATTCTTCAAATGTTTTAGGAAATATCATCGATTGATTTTCCATCCGTCTGCTCCTTTAATGTCGTTAAATCACAGTTTAAGTGAATTTTCTGTTGATTTTCTGCAAAAACTCACTAAATATTGTAAAAATAGTGATAAATGACACGGACAAGGAATCGAACCTTGCATAGTAGCGTACCCGTTCATTCATTTGACCTTTCGGTTCTTCCCACTTTCCGCCACCTCTGCCCCCAGCGTCTACCCTTTCCGCCACCGTGTCAGACACGAGCAGAGAATCGAACTCTGCAAGGATTCCTCTCCGTGTCTATAATCGAATGTTTCCACTCGTTATCGGTCATTTGAAATCATCCCTTATATCCTCTACCAATTCTATTCCTATAAGGATAAACCACAGCAAGGGGATTGTTAGAAAAGGTATGAGGATTATAAGGGGGATTAGTTCGTTCATTTCTGTTCCTTGTATATGCCAAACTGCTCAAAACGATTCTCGTACTCTCCGAAAGCTGATGTAACCATTTTGATTGACGCATATTCGTGAGTCTTGCCGATTGCATTCTTTAACTCTGCGCAACGATTGAAATATTTAACCTCTGCGCTGTCAACATCATTGAAAGGAGTGTTTGACATATACTCCTTAAGCACTTTCTCCCCTTCTTCGGTTGCATAAGCCTGCTCGATAGTTACAACATAAATTTTCATTGGTTATTTTCCTCCTTTTAATTTAATAATAGAATATTAAATCGCCCGACATAACATTTGACGATAGGTCTGAGTATGCTCCATTTACAAGTCTTTCAACGAGTGACCCTGAACTCTTGACGGTATACTGATATACATTTATTGTATGGTTCGAATTTATTACTACCGCTTGAAATTGCAAAAAGCTTGATGGTAAACTATATAGCCATAATACTGCTGTTCCAACTCTTAAAACGCTCTTTGCATTTACTTTTGATTGGTCGATTAGTGCGTATAATTCATTCAAGCCCTGTTGGTATGTCTTTGTACCATTTGCCGCAACGGTGACGGATTTTTGTTCATATTTGTTGTTAACCTCTTTAACCGCATCCTCAACATTCTCGGAAACAAGGTCGGTGTTAGAATTGTCAAAGGTAATATCATCTGCATTAGTAGGATGTCCTTCTCCGCCTACGGCTTTGCCGTTTTCATACATTATTATTGCTGACATTTTGCACCTCCCTTTATACCGATTATACTGATAGAATCAACTTTCGTATAAGTTCCTTCTTCTAAAGGAAGTTCGATAAAGCCATTTTTATCTTCTTTGCAAAAGATAACTTTGCCCTTGTCTGATACATATATCTCTGTTTTAGTATCTATACTCATTTTGTGTTACCTCCCTTTAATTTTCAGCAGGAAACGATGCTATACTGTCAATATACTTTCCGCTCCCACCCGAAACCATTGCTAAAGTAACTGTTCCGTCTGTTAGTACATCAAACCACCCATCATTTCCCGTAGGTGAAGCACCTGCCGACCTGAAAGCAAACCTATGCGCAGGTCTATATCCTTCTGGCAAAGTTCCTATGGTTTGAGATGTTGATAATGTCACATTTCTCATTTCAGCTATTAAGAACACAATTCCATTAACTTTTCTGTAATAGAAAGGAAGTGAATTGTTAAGGTTTGTCCATCCTGCATCTGTTTCTCCAAGTGCATCCTCAACTGTCGTGGTTTCATCACTCAAGAAACAATGGTCTGCTCTGGTGCTTAATGTATCTGCTATAGCATTGACTTTGAATTGAAAGTCTTTTTTGATGCCGTAGATTGCTACGGGAATACATACATTGTTGTTTACCGTTACCGAGCTTCCGTTCCACCTACCTGCATCGGTTGCGCTGAATGTAGTATCGTTTACCCTTGTCAATGTTCGGTAGTCAACTACATTCGTATTAATGGATAAGGCTATATTCTTTCCTTTTTCGGTAATTGTTGATGTTGACTGTCCACCGCTTGTACTATAATAGACAATCACAAGCAGGAAGTCATAATCCGCACTATTCAAAGTGATTGTCTGCGGTGTGAACGCTTGTGTGGTATTCGGATTCTCCCACAGTAAGGTCATATACTCCGCATTGATTACTCCGCTTGTATCAGGAAGTTCTACACCAAATCTGTAATGACTTGCTATGTATGCGGTCTTTTCCTGCTCTGTCATCGCGTCCCATGTGGCACGGGGAACGATAGGCAGATTCATTCCGACTTTGGTCTTTGCTCCCTGCGCATCGTCTGTTGCTTCGAGTCCGTCTGTGAACTGTAAGCCATCCCTCTGTGTCAGTTCCGTTCCCGCTGAATTTATGATTTTATGACCTGCACCGCCGTCTATGCAAAGGATGTCGTAATGCGTTCCGTCATAAGCAAATGTTACTGTATCGCCACCCTTTATGACATTTGCAACGATTGCCGATCCTCTGAAATAAATCGGCTTTGCTCCCTGCGAATTAATATTTAATGTCGCGTTTGCGGGGACATCTGCCCCGAATGTTACCGCCACTATTCCATTAGGCGTTAAGTTGTAATCCGCCAATGTTGCCGTTCTTGCTGAACCGCTGTCGGATGATATGCCATAACCTATTCCAATGGCTTCGGGGCTTATATTTGAAATTCCCTGCGCCAATACCTGCCAATAGGTTGTATTTGTCGGCAGATTTCCCGTTGACTCTTGCTTACACACAAAGCTTGATACGCCGTATTTGACTACATCCATCGGCGCATAAGTTGCGCTTCCATCGTATTCGCCCTTAAACAAGAGCAAAACTCTTCCTGCACTTGCACTCATTTATGCTACTACCTCCCATTCAAGATTTCCCGTTGTTCGGTTGATTTCAAAATTATAATTCGATGTATCTTCATACATCATTTCACCTGTTTCAAGGTCTACCCAAAAGATAAAATTGCTTGCGGCGGCTTGTACTTGTTCTAATATGTCCTCGCACTCGCCCTTAATTGTTTGAGCGGAATCTGCGGAATTTTCGCTCTGTTGTGCGTACCATTTGGAGTTATTCTGATAAGTGTCGTCTCCCTCTGTTACGGGAACACCACCGCGTTCGCCCACCGCCCATGCTTCTGAATCCTCTGCGTGACCTTCTGCCAAACTGACTTGGATACGACAATTCGCCAAGAAGTTAGGCTCTAACTTGTCCTCGGTAACGCTTCCGTTGATGACGTTGAATGTAACTGTACCGCCACTTACTACCGCTTCTATCGTTGTCGTGGATTGGAAGTCATATTCCGTTATAAGAGCCGAAAGGTCGATATATTTCTTCGTTCCGTCTTGAAGCGTGATTATTATCTTCTGATAGTTCGGGCTCGTAGGATCGTCGTCATAGTCAAAGTTAATTGCAATCTTCTCGATGTCCGTATCTATGTCGGTATACGAGCCATTAAAGAACGTGATACGGAATGTTCCCGTTGCCGCAGTATAACCGATTGACCTTACGGCTTGTAACATATCCGTCTGGTCGGCTTTCCCACTATCAAGAACGATAATTCTATCGTCCATTATATCAAGTGTAGTTTCTATTCTGTTTAATTCGTCTTGAACGATAGGCGTTGAAATATCTGGATAATTTCGCCACCATGCGTTTTTGCTGGCGTCATGTGCTTTCTGCATCTTTCATTTCCCCCTCTTCAACGATGGGTTCTTCCGCTTCTTTCAACTTATCTCTTAATTCAAGTTGAATAGCCATATCTGCTTTTTGTGTTACCATTAAAGTAAGATTATTTAATATCAATCTTTTTATTTCTGCTTCTAAATCACTTGCATCTAAAACTGCTATTAAATTATCTTCGAGTTGACGGATTTTACTGTTCATCAGCATTGTCCTCATTAAGTTTAGGATCATCTTTTAAAATTGTTCCACTTGTTTCGTTATTCCACGCTACTGTAAAACCGCCATTTTCAAGAGCTTTCTTTATCTCTTCATAATCGGTTTTATCATTACCATAAAAACTTCCGTAATTCTTTAACATAGTTTTTCTCCTTTAATGTTGAATATAATATTTCGTTGAACCAATTTTAACATATGAACCCGCCACATAGTTCTGCATACCTGTTAAAGATACACACGACCCGCCACCTCGAAATGTAAAATTATTAGCATATATCGTCTGAACATTAGAAATATTTCCGTTATTAACATTGATACCATTAGTTCCTAATCCACTACAATTTATAAGGTTTGCGGTCATTGTAGAAATTTCTGCAATCTTACTGTTAATAAGATTTGCGGTAATCATATCAGCCGTAATACTTCCAACATTTAAAGTATTATTATTAAAATTTATTCCCCATCCCGTTTTTGTACCGCCGTATATTCCACTTAATTTATTAGCATTATAACCACCAATATTGAAATAGCTACTCTGACCCATTCCAACGCTCCAAGTATTTCCATATCCGTCATTCCCGCTTGCTGATACATTTATTCTTTGAGCATTGATTGTACCTGCGCTTATATAGTCCGCATTAAGATTTTTTACCGTTACTCTGCTTGCATCAAGTGTTCCTGTTTTAATTCTACCTGCATCAATATCGGAAACTGCCAATGTATCAATTCGCCCATTAACGGCGGTGAAATTTTGAGCTGTAATATCTTTAAAATTCGCAACGTCTGCTTGAATATCAATTATGCTTTTACGCTCTGCATTTATTGATGTTTGAGCAGTAGCCTTGTATGCGCCAAACTCTTTATCAGTATCACTTTCATATTCATCTATTAACGCTTGAATACCTTTAAGTGTTCTCTGGAATATGTAAGTACGACAAATATTTTTTCTTGTATATGATACATAAGTGTCGCCACATTCAATATATGGCATTCCCACGCATCTCATTTTAACAACAGGAATATGAGTTACATATCCAATCTTTGCTAAAATATTCGATGCCGCCGTCTGCATATTTACGTTAAATGCAATAGGATTATCTTGAATAACAAAAGTATTTCCTGTCGTACCAGCTTGTCCTTGTTCAAGCCCGCCACCATCTATAATTATTACTTTCTTTATGCGTTCGGTTTCGTAAGGCTCATAAGTAAGCTGAATGTATTGCGATAAATCAATTATTGTTCCTGCGTTCTCTGCTGACGGATAAGTTTCCGGGCCAGGATACAAAGTTTCCGAAGGGTATGTACCACTTGAAAGCGCATTCAATTCTCTATAATGAAAAACTCCATCTCTGCCATACTGTCCATATACAGCATTTAATTGACAAATCCACTTCATCAAATCTGCCGCAGACGGAGCATTCATAAATGATTTCAAATTAGCACTTATTGATAAGCTATCATTTATAAGTGTTTTTGATTCTTGAGTTATCCCAAGATTTGAAAATAGCTGGTCTCTAAAATTCTTTACAGTAATTGGATATGTTCGTGAGTCAACCCAAGACTGCATATTTCGTGTACCAATTTTATACAGCGGGTCGTAACAAGTAAATGAAGTGATAACATCTTCATAATTCTCATTGTCTTGAGTATCAACATATCCTCTGAATAAGTAAATTTCTTCAGTTTCGCCAGCTTGTATTTTAGCTTCGATATATTCGCCACGCAAGTCGGTTACGATATCCGCTACCTTAAATTTCAACTGACTTGCTATACAACCTTTAAATGTTAAATTCTTTTCAGTTTCAATTGTTTCAGTAAGCTCTAATGAACTTTGAATTATATCTGTATTTGTGAATGTAACATTTTTATCAGGAACAGTAATTGTTACTTGCTTATCAATTGAATCTACTAAATATGCACTTTTGGTTGTATCTGTTACATTTATCATGATTTAATATCCAATAAATTCCATTGTCATTGGAGCATAGATAATCACATTGTTTTTTAAATCAATGTTTTGTATCTTTATCTGCGGTTCTGCCCAATACATATCTTGTGATATATAACTATCAGTTTCTGGTACATAAGCAGTCACTAAAACTTTGCGCTCTTGAGCATTTGAATAATTACTTGAAATACCATTTACAAGCGTTGCGAACTCGGTATTGGTCAGGCGTAAAGTATTGAATTTAATAGTAACAGGAACATGACTTAGAGCATTTCTATGAAGTACACCATTTGCATCTCTATAAGGATCCAAATCTTGTACTTTTCTTACTGCTTCATAAGTATTATATTCAACATACTTTTCACCAGTAATTGTAAATGCTCCGTTGCCACTTCCAAATTTTATCAAATAATTCGAAAAAGCCATGTCATGTTCCTCATAATTTATTATAACTTATTTCTCAAGAAATTACTATACTACCATGCTGGATTTCCAGTCATTTTTACAAGCTCATTATTCTGTTTTATCATAGCTCTCATAAACTCACGACCATCAAGTTGAAGTACAATTTCTTGATTACCGTTTCCAACATTTTGCATAACTTCCATGAATGCTTGTTTGATAGTATCAAGAGGAGCTTCAATATTTGTTCCACTCTTTTGGTCTCCAAGCATTGCAAGAAATTCTTTGTTGGGAGGAATTACTGCACCTTGTGCAAGTCGAGGTATTGATACTGATGATAATTGAGGTATCTGAAATCCGATTGTTGCTCCGGCTAACTCTTTAGGTACTCCAGGAATATATCCTACCCATGCAGGAATTTCAAAACTCAAATTATTCAAACAAGATGTTAAGAAATTTATTCCCGCAATAATACTATTAACCATTGATTCAAAAAATCCTATTATATTATTAATAGGTGTTCTAATTTTATTTTTAATTCCATCAATCGAGTTAACAATATTATCACGCATTAAATCAAATTTTTCTTTTGATTTGTCTTTTAATTCATTCCACTTTTCAAGTATTTTGTTTATTATATTGCCAATTTTTTGACCAATCCACGGTATAAATCCTTGAATCTTTTCAGCAAGCCAAGATTTGAAATTCTCAAATTTTTGAGCAAGCCATGGTTTAAATCCTTGAAGTTTTTCTGATAACCACTTTCTAAATCCAGGAAGTAGTATATTATTAAGCAAACCTGAACCTAATTCAAGTAACATCATTACAACTGGAATGAGTATTTGTTCTACTTCATCCCAAGGAATTAAATCCATAATAAGTCCAAGAACACCTACTAATTCATCACAAAGTGATGCTGTATCTATATTATCAAGTAATTCTTTTAACCATTCATGTATCGGATTATCAGCTCCTTCAGCATTTTGACCAAGTCCAAAAGCTAAACCAATAGAATCTATAAATGATTTAACAACTCTATCAATATCATTAGCAAGATTTACAGGGTCAATATTCTCAGTAAGATTTACAAGAATATCTCCCATGTTCAATCCAATTTTTTGAAAGAGTTCAATTAAAAATGCTGTCACATCATCTATTAATCCATCTATATCGGTATCAGTTATAAGTTGATTAATAAATCCTGCAAGTCCTTTATTCTCTCCTCCAATATTCTTTTTATTAACCGCACTAAACTCATAAGATTCTGTGTCTCCAAGAATAGAGAATAAAACATCTTTAAAGTTTTTAATTATATCTTTATCTTTTAGAGTGTTTATAAAATTAGCAACACTTGATGCGATTTCATCAGCATCAAAACTGAAAAATTCGATTATCTTATCTGTAAGATTACCCCAATCAGTTTCATTAACAAATGTTGATAAATCATTAAATATTCCAATGATAGTTGTTTGAATACTATCTCTTATAGTTGCTACATCTATTCCGTTTTCTTTATCAGATATAGTGTTAAGAAAATTTGAAACAATTGATAACGCACCCTTTAGTCCATCAATTATGTTCCAAGCTAAATTATGCCAATCAATATTATTTATAGCAGTTACAAAACCTGAACCAAGAGCTTGTCCAAATACATCAAACTTAAAGCCTTCGATAAATCCTTGTACTGCATAAATTAAAGTATTAATACCATTTGCAAATGTACGACCAATGTTATCAAAGAATCTCGTACTAAGTTCATCATCTTCATCTGTAAAGAATCCATTTAAAAATGTTGCAAAACTAAATCCTGACTTATAAGCAATCTTAAAGATATCATTCCAAGGAATGTTTTCCATCATGTCAGAAAGCTTATCAGCAATCATTCTTCCGAGCCAACTAAAATCGGGTTGGTCTTGTGCCCATGTATCTTTTATTTTTTCCCATAAATCAAGATACTTCGGGTCAACATCTGCCCAATCATACCAATTTGCATCTCCTGCTCCACTATCTTTCTGAGTAGTAAGAACATTGAGTTTATCAAACCCTGATAATTGTTCATTTGCATTCTTTGCCGCATTCGCAAGAGCGTTTAAATTCTTTTTTGCTTTAAGAACTTTTGATTGACCAGAAATAGCTCCAATGAATTGAGTAACAGCAAAAGCGGCTTGTGTAAGCTTATCAATTATCAGTGTAAGTAAAGGCTCTAATGCTCTGAGAACAGGCTCAAAAATAGCTGTTATCTGATGACTTAATTGTCCAATTGATAGTTGTAAATTTTCATAAGCTGTTTTAGCTTCATTTGATTTTGCAATAACATCTTTAAAATTTGATGTAATATTATTTCTAAGTCTGTTAAACAGTACAACCAAAGAAGTTATACCAAGACCATATCGTAAAATATTTCTGAGTAAACCTTTGAAAGGATTATTAGCTTTAATCAGTTTAAATTTTCCAATAATTTGAGATAATAATTTTGGTAATTGTCTTACAACATTAAATAGTCTAAGAAGTGGAGTAAAAATTCCTCTTACAACTCTTGTTCCTAAATCATAAAGAGTTGTAAAAAATCTACCACATACTCCAACTACTTGTCTTATTACAGTATAAACAGTGCTTGCGTAAGAAATTACATCTGAAGTCATGTCAGAAAAAGTTGATTCTGAAGTTTCACTTAGTTCTCTATAACGCATTGTTTGTTGCGCAAGCTGTCCATTTACTCTGTCAAGACCTTCTATTGACCTTATTCTGTCGGAAAGAACTTCAATACTTGCAACTAATTCATCTGTTGCGGCATCAATTTCTTCAATTGAAAGAGTCATTCCTTGAAACTCGGTTTGACCAGATTCTGTTGCTTGTTCTCTTGCTTCATTTAAAGCATTAAAAGCATCAACCGCACTATTAAGATTTTGTCTTAATTCGTTATAATCATTTGTTTGATTTCCAGCAACATCAATTTGACTCAGTTCTTCGAGATGCTGAGTCAAGTGTTCTGCTTCAAGAGCAGTCTGTTTCATTTGATTTAAAAGACCTTGCATTGTAGAACTTGTAACAGGTCTTCCATTTGTAAGTATTTGATATACTTCTTGCTGTAATCTTCTTGATTGTGCTAAAAGTCCGTCATCATCAAAGTTAATAGGAATCTGTATTGGTTCAGAATCTGTAACTTCATTAAGAGTTTCTTGAATTGTTTCACTTACTTCTTCAATCTCTCTTTGCAAATCTGAAGTATCAATTTCAGGAGCTTTAATTGAAGAATTGGAAAACTCTTCAAGTTGTTTGTGTAAATCTTCAACTTGCTTTGTTAAATTTTCAATCTGTTTTTCATAATTTTTTGTTATATCATTCGAAGCTTTTGAACCGGAATCTTTTCCCATGTCCTTAACTTCTTTTTTGAGGTTTTCAAGCTGTTTTTCAGCTTCGCTTATATCGAATTTTAATTTAAGTAAAACATCAGTCTCAGCCATTGTTATTACCCCATAATTGCTTTATATAATCATCTGCTTCTTTCTGTGCGCTACTACGCATATCACGATTGAAGTATTGAGGGTTTTCTTGCTTAAATTCTTTTTCATGTTTTTCGAGTTTTTTGCCTTTTGCAATTTTACTACGAATGCCAACAATGAAAGATAATGAACATTCTCCAATAGCCATGTAATAACTTAAAAATGTCCACCAATGAATATATTCTTCTGAACGAATTTCTTTGTTTGCAACTTTGTTTATTGCTGAGCAAATAAGAGATTCATCTTTATCCCAATCAATCAATTTATGACTTTCTGTTTTACCTGTTGATTCTTCTCCGCCATTGAAAAAGTTCATCATGAACTCAACAAGTTCTTCCAAACAATCACATGCAGAAACATCTTCAATTGAATTGAAATCTTCATAAAAAATCATTAATGATGTTATGATTTTTTCCTGATGTTGAAGTTCTTCATCATTAAGTGCTTTAAAGCAATCAAGCACCATCCGGAAATCTCCCTTTTCCCGAATTCCGAATGATGCTCCATTTGCTTCAACACTTATAGGTAATCTGTATGTTGACATATACTACTTTCTTGATTTCTTTCTTGTAGACATTGTATATTTTTCAGTATGCTTGTTTATGCGTGTACGAATCTTCTTATACTCTTCTGAGATGTTATTCTCATAAAGCTTGAGAAGACTTTCCACAATATGCTCCCATCTAAATTTTCCATTAAACGGATCATACATTGTACCATACTTTGCACATACTTCACTGACAGGGGAATCAAAAATATAATCCACATACTCTCTCATTGACTTATCAGCTTGCTTCAATGCATCAATGAGATTTTCATCGTCATCAAGTTTTGAAATTGCACTCATTTCTTCAGTAAGTTTTGCAACTCCAGTTTCAAGTCTGTTTACAATTCCAATATCTGAAATGTTTAATTCGATGATTGATTTAGGGTCTCCATTAAGACGAAAACGCTGTCTTTTTGTACCTTCAATCTTTATGTCGATAATATCATCCTGTATATCTTTTTCCTTATCTACAAGCGCCATACATGCCTCCTATTAAATAGTTGTGTCAGGTGTAAACTCAAAGTTTGCCGCAATCTTATCAACAGAACCGGTAGTAATCTTATTTGAGAAGTGAACAGTGATAGGGAAGTTTACATTTGCATCTCCACCAATGCTATCATAAGTGATAGAGCAATCAGTGTGCTTCTCTGTCTCATATCCATCTTCTTCACTTCCAACGAATGCAGTGATTACATAGATGGTAAACTGCTGAAGCTCTGAAAGTGCATTTCTTCTACGAATATCATTAAGAAATGCTCCAAGTCTTGAGCCGCCAAGTATAAGGAACGGGTCAAATGCCTGTGAAGGCTGAGTCTTATTAACATCAGTGTAGTTATTACCAAGGATATCAGTTGACTCCTGAATATCGGGATTGTATTCGATAGAACTATCTTCAGTTCTTGTTCCAAGAAGTTCACGAACTGTCTCAATACCGGTAGTAGAACCATCAAGAGTAGGCTCCTGCCACTCAGCTACGGTTACAAGCAGTTTTCTCTCGGCTCTCTGACCAGGATTAAGATTGATTTGCTTTATAGTTGTTGTTGCCGCCATTTGCTTTTCCTCCTTTATTTCCAAATAGCTTTACTTGTATCAATGTAGTCAATTTGTATTGACATGCTATACTTCGCCAATGCAGGTGTGATTTGTGTATCAACACCATTTAGATTTGGATTCTCTGATGTAGTTCTCATTGAATCAATCTTACAATCATTTCCGAAATCTGGATAATTCTCAATGTCTGCTTGAGCATTTACCCAATCCATAATAGATTGTACATCTATTATCTCTTCAACATTTTCATTTGTATATCCCTCAACTTTTGGAATTGGTTGATAGATTACTGAACGAAAATCTACAATCGTAAATGTAAATCTTTTCATCACAGAACCATCAATAAATTTCTTATTGAGCGAAGTCTCATTTGATTGCGTGATAATCTGTTTATTATTATCTTTCGCATCAAGAAAATTGAAAAACAGAGGGTTTTCAGCAATCACAGGACATTGTATTAAGAAATCAATAACTGCTTGATACTTATCCATTTAGCTGTTTTAACCTCCATGCAATTATTTCAGTGACTTCTTTTTCAAAGTCTTCTCGATGGTCTCTTAGCATAGCTTCATCCCATTTTGATGTTGCTAATGGGTGTGCTTCTTTGTTATAATTTATTGGTCTACCAGTCGGATGTTTTTTCTGATTTGGTGGACTAAACCATCCAACTATTATTCCGTCTTTTATAATTGGAATATTTGGGCCATATACTTCTCCGTAGTATTGATATCTTGCATACGGTTGTGTATATCTTACGCCTTCCGAAGTTACTTCAGCAGTCTGAGATAAATCTCCATTTGCAAACGGAACATAAGGGTCACATTTTTTAGCAAGTGTATTGCTTATTGCAAGCTTCGTGGTTTCGTCAGGAATCGCTTCAAGCTTATTCACGATAGAATTTACATCGAATTTAGATAAGCTGATTTCCACCGATGCCATGTTACTTTCCTCTTGCTAAATAATGTTCATTATTTCTTCCTATGCCTGTGCTATTAACATACTCTGTTATTTGCATACATGCTTGATATTCACGATATCTACCGAGTATATCTGTTGACCGCTGTCCACTCGTATATTCATTAATCTCATCTTCGCAAACACCTTTAACAATGATATCTCCTTGAGCTAATGTGAAATAATTTTCCATTTCATCATTGGGTAATTTAATCCAATCTTGTTTCTCAAGAAATCTTTCATCTTTCGGTATTCTACAAATTATTGATTTTGAATCAAGTGTTACATCTCCAACTGTAACCATAGAGCCATCTAATTTCCAAAAACAGTCAGTTACAACAGTACGATACCAACGAACAAGCTGAGTCTGTGAATCCATATACTTGTTATAGATTGTGACAGTCGTGTCCCACCAAATAGGGAATCCTTGCTTACTCATTTGGATAAACTCCTCTGTATAACAATAGCTGTCCTGCTTCGTTTGTAACACCTTGCAAATATTGTTTAATTGCGTTCTCAGCATCTTTCGTTGATGCATCCATCAAGTCTTTCGCACTTAAAATATTATAACTAACAGACACACCATCATTTGATTGAGATGCAATTGTTTTATTTGCGCTTTCGCTCCCGCTACCACTTGCATTTAACAACTCATTTTTTGAGTCTGCAAGATTTATTAGATACTTCATCAATCGTTTTATTTCATCGGGGAAGGTTGTATCTTTCTTTAAACGATTAAATGTGTACCAATTGATTAAAGCTTCAGCTTCAAACTCCAAGTCACCAAAGGCGGTTACATCTAATGTTCCTCCCATAGCTTGATATTCTTCGTATGTAAGATACACTTGATTCACCGCCTTTCATGAATTACTTCTTAGACCTTTTAGCTGTTTTAGGTTTCTCAACTGCAACATCTTCAAGCACAACTTTTTCCTCTTTTATCTGAGACTTTTCAACTTTCTTTGACTGAAGTTCTTTAATCTGTGCTTTAAGCGAATCAACTTGAGATTCCAGTTCTTTAATCTTTGCTACATGATGTTCATAAGCCATCTTCAAGGCATTCACATCATTGGGAACGCTTGCTTTAATCAGATTATCCTGACTATCAACAACATCATAGCCTTTTGCAAGATATCTTTCCACTGCTTCTGCGGGGACAGTCAGATATGAACCGCCCCGCTTTACAGTTACAACTTTATCAGTCATAAACTTTCTCCTTAGATTGAAGAAGTAGTTGTTCCACTTCCAGCAGTTATATTGAACTGAAGCGCATCACTCTTCTTGTTGAGTACGAATGCATCCTCGAAGCTCTCTTCGTAGTAAACATACTTGCCTTCGCTGAGTGCGTTAGGAGCATCCAGTCTTGAGAAGGTGTAAGATACAGGAGTGATAACTGCATTGGGATGAACGAGGAACATATTAACTTGGTCAGCATTGCTCTTCGGTGCCCAACCCTGAGTGAAGTCGTACTTGGTCTTCATAAGAGTTGCAGGAACAGGAACAATCTGTACCTGGTCAAGTCTGTTTACTCTTCTATCAATTGCGTTAGGTCCCTTGCTTACATCAAGACTTCTTGTAAGTCCCTGAGCTTCCTTGAGAAGTACATTGGTCTCATGAGTTACATAAAGGATTCTTCCGTTTGCGGGAACCATTGCATTGTCCATCTTGAGCATCATCTGGTCGAATACTCCAAGAATGTTCTGAATTGTAAGTACGGTGGTATCTGCGGTATGTGACTCTCCAGTACGAGGATTGCTGGTAAGAAGCCAATCAGCATAAAGAGTAGAGATGAGATAAGCATCCATCTCAGGGAATTTCTGCTCTTCGTTAAATACCTGAGTGATATTTGCGATTGTAGAAACCATATTGGTCTGGTCAATGTCCATGGGATGAACGAGTGTGGACCACTTTCTCTCATTTCTAAGAGTCTTGGTCTCCCATGCATTGTCGTAATTTCTCTGTGCGAATGCTACGGTGTCTCTGTCAGCATCAACACGACCAGTGGTAGAGATTGAAGGAATCTCAATCGTCTTCGCATTTACCCAACGATATCTGTTGTTGTTCGGTGTGCTGTAAAGTGCTCCAAAGTTGAGAACATAGGGCCACATCTGAGAAAGGGCACGGCTATATTCAGTTGCGTAATTGAGTGCTCCAATGGCTGTTGAACCATCAAAAGTTCCAGAAGTACCATTGTTAGCAGGTGCTACATAACTTGTAGACATGATATTTTCCTCCTAAGATTTAGTTTTCAGGCACCGGTCTGATAGGACTAAAATGAAATGCATTCAGAAATCCACCAGTCGGGTCTGGTGTATGAGTATCTTCAGCTCCTGGTGTAGAGCTTACAAACTGTGGTTTCGATTCAGATACATATTCTTCCTCTTCATCGTCATCATAATCAGATAAATCAGTATCAAGAATAAATGCATCCTGATTATTTTCGGTGTATGCTTTTACAAAATCATCTGCACCGAGTATGGAATCATTTTCCATTTTTAATTCTTTTGCAAGCATTGACTGAATAAAATCTCTTTTTGCCGCCTGACTTGAAAAATTCTGTTTCGCCGCAAATTCTTTTACTGCAAATTCATAAGCTTGTTTTGAAAGCTGTTTCTTATATGCTTTAGAATCTGCATCATACTTTCCTTGAAGTTCCTGTAACTGATTCGTTAATTCGGTTAACTTTGTAGAATCTGCTCCAGCTTCTTCAAGTTGCTTTTTAAGAGTTTCCAAATCAGTGTCACGAGTTGAAATCGTTCCTGTAAGCGTTGCGATTTCTTTTGACTTTGCTTCAAGCTCTGATTCGTACTTATTCTTTGAAACGTACTGTCCTTCGTTCAAATCTACAAGCTTTACATTACTTGCTTTTGCAAGTTCCATAAACTGCTCGTAAGTAAGTGCGCCATCCTCTGCCTGGTCAAAAAGTTCTTTTACATCCTTCATACATTGCCTCCATTCTTTATCTCTGTTTTAGTTTAACTGTCGATTACAGTTTCGACTGAATGTGCGTTCTTTATATCTCATTACGCTGGAGTTATATATTAATAAACACTTTTTAGAGTGATTATTTTTTCTTGTAGATGCTATTGCTTATTCCAAGTATTGCGCCAAGAAAAGCATTTACAGCAACAATCGTGGCTGAAATTTCTTCGCCATAAGGGATATCCCAAATCAAACAGATACTCTTGGTCAGAATAGCAAGTGCGGGAAGAAAAAACATTGCAATCCATTTGAGAATATCATATAATTTATCGCTCATCATGACTTCTTCTTACCTCCTTCATTGTTTACATGCTCAAGGTCTTCGATACGATGATTAATAACTTTTATTTGTTCTTCCATAACTGGCACACGAGTCGCAAAATTATTATGTCTGCGAACCTCTTCAGCAAGCTGGTCAATCTTAGTATCTGTTACAGCTTGTGCAGTAATTAATTTGTTTTCAATCTGTTTATTACTTGTGATATTAGTTATTATGATACCAACAAGTGCTAAACCACCTGTGATAAAAGCTGTAATTATACTTTCCATTGTTATATCCTCTTACTCATAGTCTATAATAATTTGGTAAAAAAGTAAATAGTTCACATAAAATTTTTCCATGAAATTTTATGATTATTTATAACCATTTACACTCAATCTTTCTGTCTTCATAGAAAGACCACATGCTTTGGAAAATGCACTATACTTTTTTTGTAAATCTACGACTTTTGCTTTCTCAGCTTTTGCGCCTTCGATGTCGCCAGATTCTTCGAGCGTCATTTGTCTTTGCTTTGCTTTTCTTACTTCAGTTTCCATTTTACGCTGTTCTTGTGTGCATTCATACATCGTATAATGTTTTCCATTTTTTGCAGTATAACCTTTTTGATTTTTTTCTATCATTTCATCAAGTTGTTTTTGAGTGAAATTTGGTTTATTTACACCGCATATTATTGAGTAAGTAAAATGTCTACAATTCAAAACGCCGATAGGTCTTTTTATAGCTTCAAATTTTCTTCCGTTTAAATCTTTGAATGCTTGATTGTTTTGAAGTTTTTCATACTCTTCATTCGTGAATTGATGTCCTTGTATAGGTTCATGGTCAGGTGCTGAGTTTGCATGTACAGTAATTTCTTTTCCATCTGCGCCATACTGTTTTCCAACTTCATCTTGTACACCTTGATTGATTGCTCTTACACCATCAAGAATATTTCTTCTAACTGCTGTATCAAGTCGCTGAGTATATTTTCTTCCACTTTCTGGATGAAACTCAACATTTCTGATACCACTGTCAGCAAGTTGTTTTAATGTTCTTCGCATAGCAGTGTTATAATCTATTACTCCGCTTTGCGTTGCTTGTACTGCTTCATCAATAACTGATTGATAAGTTTTAGCAATTGAAGTGGGTTTAAGATTTTTTGGATTCTTCAAATCTCGAATCATGAAAGCTTGTGATTTTGACAAGTTCATATATTCATTTGAAGTCTGTTTTGCTACTGCGCTTACGATATTTTGTAAAGCTTTATTTTCTTCGAAAGTTATAAATGGTTTTTTACGATAATCAAAAAATGGTCTCGTATCTAAATAACCATCTTTCGCTACTTGTTTAATAAGTTTTTTAATATCGTTTTCGTTTAACTTTGTGAGTCGTGCTATCTCTTTATTTATCTTTCTGACATCTGCGCCGGATTTCAATAGCTGTTTTAATTTATAGACATCGGAGGGCAAAAGTTCTCCGATTTCTTTTACCCTCTTTGCAATAGTACGAATAACATAATCGTTAATCATTTCTTGCCTATCTATAATTGGTTTCATCAACTTTTCGATGTCGTTATCTGATAACATTTAAAACTCCTATTAAGGCTCCGATGTAGTTGTTATTTCTTCCTCTGATTCAACTACTGCACCAAGTACAACTTTGATAGATGTAGCACTTAAAATTGACCACTGTTTTACTTCTCTATCTTCGATTGTATCATCAAGACTTGCATAACCTGATGCTTTCATACTTACAATCTCTGAACCTGAATTCAAATCTGTAAGAGTAAGTTGAACATTTGTGGATGTAAGAGATGCTAAAAAATCTTTAAGTTTCATATCTATTCTCCTTTCGAATCAAAATTGTTTTCTCTATTCGAATCCATAACGAGTTCATTTTCCATATCACTCATGGACTCTTCGCCAATTTTTTGTAGTGCTTCTTGTGCTTGTCTCTCGGTCTCTCCGAAGTACCACATTCTTACTTCCTGCTTACTTGTAAGACCATTCTGTAACAGCGTAATTTGCTTACCAAGCTCTGTATCTACATCAACGATGATTGAATCATCCCACTCAAATGAAACATCGTATTCGCCCGATTTAGTGATTTCATACAAATCACAATAAGCATTCATGATATACACAACATCTTTTAAGCAGTCTTCAATTGATTGCTGAATATCGGCATTGGTCTGATAACTTCTCTGTTTGAGAATTTTAATTTCAGTTGCTGTACGAGCTTCTTGTGTTACATCTGAAAGTGTTCCTCTTGACAGTCCTGTCACATCTTCTATACGCATGAGAATCGCATTAAGACCTTGAATAAAGGATGTGTCTCTGAGTGCAGGTGCATAAGGCTGATAGGTATCAGATTCTCCCAAATCGACTGTTCTAAACAATCTTGCCTGCATTGTATTTTGTGTAAGATGATAATTTCCTTTTCCATCTTCTTTGAATGCCATAGCATCACGGTCAATGTCGATAGCCATTTCACCGGCTTCGTATTCCCACAACAATCTGCTGTATTGGAAGTCTGCATCTTTGATAAGATTCACAGCTCTTGAATATCCACTTACACCAAGAGGAGATGTCGTATCAATCGTATTAGCTTCAGGCATTTTGAAATATGCAAATAGCGGTTTTTGAATGTTCTTGATTTCAACTTTATCTTTCAAATCTTTCCAACTTGAAACTGTTGTAAGCGGTACTTCCTGTCCTAAATCAAGTCCTGTCATATCGCCTTGATTATTATTGTTTGTAGATTTAAAAGCTTTGTTGACAATCAATACGGAATTATTTTTCCAACGATGATATTCCAATCTGCGATATACAACATCTTTTTCTGTCTGAGTCTGAATGAATGCGGCTTCTGTTATCTGTCCACTTGCATCAAACGCCAACGGGAAAAATGCATCAGCTTGAATGAAATCAAATTCCATCTGCCAATCAGTATCGCCAGCTTTTACTTTTTTATCCTTATCTGTCTTTTCAACTTTGTTCGCTACAAGATAAGGCTTAATTACAAGTCCGCCTTTTGCTATTCCGTATTCAATCTGTTTTCGTAACTGCTTCTTGAGCTTTTCGTATTGTGTGTTTAAATACTCGGCTCTGTCCGTACTTGTGACGGGTTTGTCTTCAATGATTGTTTTTGGCTCCATTGAAGGAATCATATTTCCATATTCATCAGGTTCCGGCTCTTTATAATTTGGATTTGCTTTTTCAACTTCTTTTGTAGGCGTTGTTATCTCGGATTGAAATTCAAGTAAAGCAGTTCTTGCTTTCTCACTTGCAATCAATGACGGAAGTCCAAGTGATACGATTCTAACTGGGTCCTGCTGTGTCGGTTCTTTTACCCACGGTGCTTGACCCTTATACATATCACTCCACATTTCTATTGCATGTTCCATCTGAGATGACATGATAGGCGTTACATGAAGTGTTTGCTCAATCGTGCGTGACCCAATCATTTTCTTTAATATCTCCTTTAATTTTGAAACGATATTTGACCAAAGTGTCATTGTTTATCACTCCAATTATTTACCTGCTTTTATCTTCTTTTCAAGCATTGCAGTTATCTTATCAGCTTCATCCATGTATGCATCAATGGCTTCATCTGAAAGTGTAAATTCAGCTCTTGATTTACTAAATCTATCATAAGACTGTTGATTTAACAAATTGAATTTCTTGTCTTTTCCACCAGAACCAACTTTACGCATCTTTCTTTCTGCGTTATCCCAAAGTGTAAAATCATCAACTACATCTTTTAACTTTTCAACAGAACCAAATGCTTTTTGATGCGCTCCAAATACTTGCTCAGGAGGAACAAATCTTCCTGTTTTTTCATATCGTGCAAGAGAGTTCTTTCTTACAGTATTCCAATCAGAAAATAAGAAATTCATCTCAGTTGAATATCCAGCATCTTTCGCCGCTTCAAGCAGTTTGAATATTCCGCCACCTGTTGCTGTTCCATCATACATTACGGGATATCCATGTAATAAAGCTGTTGCATAAATTTGTTTTGCAAGTGCTGAGGACTCTTCGTGATAATATCCAGTAAGCCATGCATCAAGTGTTTTTCCATCAGCTTCTGCAAGTCTTCCTTTTATAACATCTGGGTCAATGATTAAAGGATTGTTATCTTGAGAATAAAATCTTTCAACATTCTTTCCGTCATCACCTGAAAACTGACCTTTTCCCGATGCTCCACCACCACCTGTGAAATAAGCTACTTTCTTTTGACCGGGAGCTAACGGTGTTTTGTCTTTGAAATAATCTTCGATTATCTGAGCATGTACTTTTTCTCTTTCTTTAGAGAGTTTTCCATTTTCAAGATGACTTGAAAAAGAATCTTTTACTTTGTCGTAAACTTCTCCTTTATCATTTGTAACATTGATATATCCGGCATCCTTTGTATCAAGTTCTGGAACTTCTTTGTCCTTGAATTGCATCTTGCCGTTTTTCTTTGTTATCTTGTTACTTTTCTTTACTGAATCTCTATAATCTTCTTCATTATTAAGCTTATCAGCTCTTTCTTTTGCTTTTTGTATCTCAGATTCTTTTTTGGATTTAGTTCTAAATTCATAATATTTATTTGTGCCTTCTTCTGCTTCTCTGAGAGTTTTTGCCGGAGTAGTAGTTTTTGAGCCTTCTATTGTCCAATAAGTTTCTTTTATTTTTGTTCCAGCTCCTACTCCACCATATATCTGATGATATCCTTCTTGTTTCTCTACTGATATTTCATTTCCAGTACGCTTTGAATATAATCCTGATATCTTAGTTCCTACGGGAGCATTTTCTAACCAAGCTTTGCGTTCTTCTTTTGACATTCCAGATTTATATTCATTACTTGCATTCTTGTTTTTTGATTCAACTTTTTTAACTTGAGGAGCTTTATTTTTTTCAACAGTTTCTGAGTCTTCTTTTTTGGATTTCACTTTCTGAGCAGTTTCTTTCATGCTCTTTCGTTCACTTTTGAAAGTCTTTTCTTTGAGTCGTTTTACAACATCCGCTTTTGTCTCGCCTTCAAAAACCGGAATATGTCTGCCAGTCTTTGTGGTAAACCAAAATTTGATTTCTCCTTTTTCTCTCGCCATCACAGTAACCCTCTTTCAGCTCTCTTAGCCGCACTATAAACAGACAGTAAATATAACTTATATTCTCCGTTGGATTTAAAATCAGATTCTTTCTTTTTAGGATTGCGATTTACAACATCTGCTTCAGCAGTATAACAAATCTTATCCCATCTTTCTTCGCTTATATTATCGTCTGCTGTTACTTTTGTTCCTTTAGGAATATCTTTATAATATTCCAATGAATACTTAGCCATAAATACCTCCTTTTAGAAAGTGTTTTTCTTTAGTGTATCATATTTTACCAAAATAATAAATAGTTAAATATGGTTATTTTCCACGCCATCCACTTGCTCTTATTGCTCTTCCTTGTCGCTGTGCTTTCTTTTTCGACTTATAAACTTTACCTTTACTACCCCATTTATATCCGCCTTTTACTTTATGAACTGGCATTTCAATTTCTCCTCTTATAAGCCCATTCAGCATAATCTTTATTTATAATTTTATCGTCAGTTCTTATTAATTGAATATGATTTGTTGGAAGTCCTTTTAATTTATCTTTTACACTTCCTTGTGTGCCGTTTTGAGCATCTATAACAATTATCTTACCGTTTTGATTTATTATATTCATGGTATGTCTTACACCTGCAGATTCAATTTGAATAATAGCTCTACTACCATTACCAAAATCTTCTGTCATCATTAATTCGATTTCTCTAACAGCAAGTTCTTTTTTAGCTCTTCCTACATCCCAGACATCTTCACGGTCAACACCAAATGCTTTATTTATATTTTTACTTTTATCAATATCATTAGAATCACCAAATTTAAAAGGATTTGCTTCTGTATCATTTCCACGCATATTTGCTTCAAATGCTAATGCGCATTTTACACAATTATTATTAAATCCTTCTTTATCATAAATATCCGAATCTTTTTTAAATTTTGAATTTACATACTTATATTTTTCTTCTAAATTTTTAGTAGAGGCTTCGTTTTTGTTGAATTCAATTTGACGTTCCTTATCAAACCAATCTGTATTGATATGTTTGCCGTCTTTCGTTGTGAACCAAGGCATGATTATTTTCTCCTTATGTCATATCCATAATTAACTCCTGTTTTATACCACATTCCTTCTCCGGGAAATAGTTCTTCGTAATGAAATCCTTTCAACATATCTTTAACATCCGTTCCAGATAACTGTCCATAATCAGCATCTTTTGAATCATCTAATGCTATCTTCTTCATTGTATAAATAGCTTTGATATCAATTACTTTAGGAGTATCTCCGTCCTTAAACTTTTTGTTCTTTTCATCTGCCTGCTTTTTACTCTCGGCTATTTCTCTATCTTTTTTCTTTTCATCTTCCGTAGGACCTTCATCGAATATAGGAATATGTTTTCCGTTCTTTGTTATCCACGCAATCGGTTCTCTATCTGACATTTCAATTCCTCCACTAAATAATCTTCATCCCAATATTGTGCTGTTACTGGATGTTCTCGTACTTTTTTTCCACTGCCTCCGCCAATCAAATAGTCGATATGATTTACGAGACAAGGAACCATGTTTATCGCTGTACAATCTTTTTGAAATTCTTTAAGATATAATCTGAATGCCCAATCGTCATTTACTCCATCTTTCCAATATTTCTCATAGACTGGATTTCCTATTATGTAAGTTGTTATCCAATCAGCGCATTCGATAGCGAATTTATTTGGAATTCTTATACATGGAAAAGAGAACCACATGTCTTTTCGACATACAGCTCCCTTTTTTCTTTCTATATCGCCATCATATTTGAGCGAAGAAAACCCACACACGAGGCCGCTGTCATAAGCTTCTGTACGCTCTTTAAAATTCGAAGCGATAATTATATCGTCTTGAAGATGCCAAGTGCCTTCTTGAGTCTCTGAGAGCGTTTTAAACGCATTCATGCAAGCTCTCAGATTCCCATCTCCCTTGTCATCGTTATAAATGTTGATATCATCAATTGAAATTCCTTGTTTCAGCATTGATGGAATTAAATATTCAGTTACATACCATAAGCGTTTTGGATATGTGTGTATCAAGTAATGTGCCATTTATAAATATCCTCTGTGCTGTCAATGTCGCATGTATAATCATTTATTGCTACATAGTTTGTATAATCTATCTTGTTTAGCTTTGTGTGCTTTATCACTTGCCAAAGTTCCCATGCGATACAACGTTTTATTTTTCCGCCTCTATAAAGCATTTCTGTTTCTTTCACACATTGCAGAAAGTGTTTTATGTTTTGTGCTTTGAATGCAAATGGCTCTGCATGTCCTTTTGGATAACGCTTATCAAATGGCGGTGCGCTTGCAAAAAATTCTATATCATCTGTATCAGTTTCAACGATTGTCTTGATAGCATTTCTGGAAAATAAAACATCTCCAAAAATATAACAAGTCGGTTCATCTGACGGATAGAATGCACTTATCCAAGCATCTTTGCTCGTAGCTCTTCCACAAACATAATCGTTATCATGTCTCAGAATCGGAACATCAAGATAATCAAAGCAATTATGATTCGAGCTTATAGCGATATCCTTAACATTGTTTTCTCTTAACAAACGAATTGTTCTTTCCACAAGTGGTTCATCATTTACTTTTACGAGCCATCGAGGAGTTTTCCAATCGTTGTATGTTCCACCACACATTATTATGTATTTCATAACTCTATCTTTTCAACCTCTGCTCTAATTTCAAGACAATACAAATAATTTCTCATTGCGTATGTCTGACTTTTTAAAAGCTCTAATGAACAATCAGGAGTAAAATCAAGAGTTCCTGCCTCATACTTGATAATCATTGCGTGAAGCTTCTCGTAGCGAATTTTGGTCTGATAATACTCCGCTTTGAATCTCTCCTTATAATCATTACTTCCCATGAGTTCCACTGTGTTCATTAAATCCATAATTTTAATTTCCTTTTCTGTTTGCGTATTTTTGCAAAGCATATCTTACAGCATCAATGCTGTGATTGTTTTCGTCAGGATATGCGCTTATAAAGTTTCCTTCTCTGTCTTGCTCATATTCGTACTGCGTAAACTCTTTATATGTTTCCGGACATCTTCTTGCATCAATGTAAATATGATTGAGTCCTTGTAGCCATTTTATTCCATATCTTACACTATCCGGACCTTTATCTGCTCCACGAATGAATGCTCCATAAGCTTTGAAATCGGCTATTGATTTTTCTTCCGCACTATCTGCAATAACACACTCCTCACGACTGACCTTTTTTAATTCGTCATAGAGTATGTGAAACACTGTTTCGTTTCGTGTTTTAATCGTGTTATATTCGTCAAAGATATAAACATCAAGATGCTTTTTATCAAAGTATAAGCGAACATATCTGAACGGGTCTTTTGCAAACCCCCAGTCAATGCCGTTATATATCTCATCGAATGTTTTCCACATTGGAACAAGTCTGTCACCACCGATTGTTACCATTTGCTCCATATCTAAATCAGATGCATTCGGGAAAACATCTCCACCAGTTCCTACGGGTATGCCTAAATACTCATGCTCATAAGCTTTATAATCTTTTTCTTTTAGTTCTTCAGCTTCTTCGAGAAATTCATCTCCGAGCCAATTTTCTGAAACTTGTAAATAGGTGCTTCTTACAACGAGCGTGTTCTTTTTTGGATATAACTCAAAGTCCTCCACATATTCATTCGCCCAATTATTTTTTGATATCGGTGGGTTGAATGTTCGAAAGTCCCAAAAGAGTTGTCCACCACGCTTTGTTGACTGCGTTACTTTTCTTAATTCTGCTTCTCCTGCGTACTGGTCAAGCTCTTCGAACCAGTTTACTGCTATATATCCAAAAGGCACTTTGATTGATTTTACTTTTTGCGGGTCATCAAGTCCCATGAAATAGATTCTTTGTCCGGTCGGAATATATTCAATCGGAGTGCTATAACTTTTTGGAATTTTAAATAACTTTTCTAATCCAAGTTGATATATTCCCCATACTACTTGAGGGAATATACTTGTCTGTATTGTATTCGCTATCTTTCTAAAACATACAGCATGAATATTTGGATAGATTGTTAATAACATCGGTATTGCTATACCGCCAACGAACGAGGATTTTGTACTACCACGTCCACCCGGAAAAATATATCTGCTATGTCTATGTTCAAATATATCTTCCAATATTGGTTCGAAATCTTCAATTATACAGTCTTCTAAATTGATATCAATATCCATACATTATCCTCTATTAAATACACACACCGAGCGAGGTTTCGACAACGCTTCTCTTATAGGAGTTCCTCCTGCCATAATATATGGTGTGTTTTCGCTAAATAAACTATCGGTGTATGTAAATAGCAGGGGCAGGATTTGAACCTGCGACCTTCTGGGTATGAACCAGACGAGCTACCGAACTGCTCTACCCTGCGATAAATGCACACTTCTTTTTTGAAGAAAGAATCGGGCAATGGTCTAAACTCTGAGAAAGGGGAAGAACATGGGGAAAAAAGATATAGCGCAACGGTGATAGGATTCGAACCTATAAATAACGGAACCAAAATCCGTTGCCTTGACCATTTGGCGACACCGCTAAATTTTCTTTTTTGATGATTTATTTTTTGGAAAAAGTTTTGTCTTTTTATTATCTCCAAAAAGCTTTTTGATTTTCTTCTCTTTCTGTTCTTTAGTCTTCAGCTTATTAAGCTTGTCCATTTTTCCAAGCTCTTTTACTTTTTTAGCATTATCTGATATCTGTTTTTCTTTTGTATCGTTATCTTTTTCAATAGATTCAGATATTGGAAATTTTTTACCACTCTTTGTAGTAATCCATTTTACATCACTCATGACTTTCTCCAATGTACATTGATTGATACTTGATTATTAGAATCCGGAATTCCTTTTACTCTATTATCAATATCAACAGTACGCTTTGCCAGCTCGTTCATTGCTTTGATTCTATCATTTAACGATGCATCCAATCCAAATTGGTCTTTTACTTCTCCACGAGCTATTGCGCTATACAACTCCATAACTTCTTGTGCGCTCATAATGCTTGATTTCTCACGCTTTTCGCTCAATCTGGAAATTTCTTTTTGGATGTTGTGCCTTGTCAGCAACCGAGATGCCGTCTGTCTCGAACTTGCTTTAGCATATCCAGCTTTTATTGCTGACTGTTGACCATTTCCTTGTTTGACATATTCTCTACAAAATATCTTTTCTCTTTCGTTTAATGGTCTTGTTTGATTTACTGATTTCTTTTTTGTTTTTGATTTTGAATTTTTTATCTTAGTGGTTTTAGTATTTGATTTTTTATTACTACTTTCTGCCACTGTTTTATATCTCCTTTTTTAATACTTCTTTCCCGTTAATTTTTCCCAGGATTTTTTCATTGCATTTTTTCCCTGAGGAGTACCACAACTATCTATTACTTCTTTGATTTCATCATGTGACATTGAAGATATTATTGCTGTCATTTCTTTATCGCTCTTTTTCTGTAAATCAAATATTGTCATATTATTTTCTCCTTCCTGTTCCACCCGTTTTAATTTCACATCTTACCCATGCGGCGATTGTTCTTGAGTCATCTTCTCCATATAACTTTTCATACTTCAGAGCTACTTGATTTTGTTTCCAATCCCATATTGAAATTTGATTGTTTGCTTTTGCATACTCATAAGCTGTTTTTCTATCATTACAATGAAATGATATTTCTGGAGTTCCTCCAAACTTTCCTGCATAAGTCTGTTTATCTGAAGAGAATCTTAAACATTCATTTACTTTCTGTTGATATTCTGAATCTGAATAATCATCGCCTATCTGACAAAATGTTACTTGATATCCTTCTGAAAAACTTTTTGTTTTCTTTGTTTTGATATCATAAGTTCCATCATCATACTTTTTATCACTTAATTCCTCAATCGCTCTTTTATGCTGTGATTGTGTTGATGAATCTTTATTAAGTCTATCTGCTTCAGCTTTATTCTTTTCTATTTGTGCTTCATACTTTTTAGAATCATCAAGAACTTTTGAATCTTTAAAATTTGGTCCTTTTGTTTTATTTTCTTTTAGTCTGTTGATAGCATCTTTTTTGGAATCACCTTCAAAAAGTGGAATGTGTATTCCGTTGATTGTTATCCATTGCTTAACTTCTTTTTGCATGATTAGTTATTAACCTCTTCCAAAAATTCTTCAGCTACTGCATACACCTCATCCAAATCTGACATAACTCCGTAAGCATCAAGCTCTTCATCATAACCAAGAACTTCATAAATTTTTCCGTTTTCGTATGCGCCGTTTGTTTCGCCGATATACTTTACTTTGCTACCTTTTCTAATCATGTTTCTTCCTCCTTATTTGTGGTCTTTAAGATTGTTAGTAAATACTTTGATAAATGCTTCATGCATTTTACCATCTTTGCCTTGCACCCAATGAATTTCTCTTCTAAGAACTTTCTTTCCATTAGTTATTTGTGCTTGACCTGAGCAGTGTTGCCAATCTTCTATGTTACCACCTTGAGGATATCGTCTTGCATATTTCTGAGCATCTCTGAAAACTCTTGAAGTACCTTTACCAGCGAATGCGTGAACCTCTGTAATAGTTGTGCCTTCTTTAAATCTGTATCTTTGTTTTGTATGTAAATCCAAAATATCTGTTGTTCTATTAGCTTCATCAGCAGATAAATCTGACATGTATAAACGCTTTGGAAAATTTGATTCTTGATTGCGTTTTGTTCCTTCTGCTTGATAATATCTCATATTACGAGATTTATTTGGTTCTTTATCTTGAAAATTATATACCCAAGTTTTCTTTCCGTCTTTTGAATGTAGTGTTACATATTCGCTCATTATTTTTTACCAGATATTTTTTCTTCATACTTCTTTTTTGCTGTGTTCCATTCTTCATTGTCTGTTGGAATTTCCCAACCATTTAATTCATACCAATAATCTCTTAACCACAAAACAATTTGAACATCTGAAGCACTACTAAAAACCTCGATATTCATAAACTTTTGTTTCTCTGCGTTCCATACTGCCTTTTTAATGATTAATAGCTCCAAAGGTCTATCTGATTTTTCGGAATAATACTGAGTTTTGTTTATCAAAATCTTTGCATCATACTTTTCATTGATAGCCTTTTGGAGCTTTTTAATCTGTGGGCCAAATGCCTTTGCCATTATTTTCTGCGCCTTCTTACCGCTCTTCTTTTATACTTACGGACGGTCTGTCTTGCTCTCGCCATTGTAATCATCTCCTATAAACTGATGAATATCACTATTATCAATATCTTCAACTTCTTGAGTTATTTCTGAAATCTCTTCAACCGGTAATGTTATGTACCAAATAAATCCAACTATTGTAAAGACTTCAATTGCTGTCATAACCAAGAATGCAATAAACCATCTTTTTGCGCTTGCTTTTACTTCTCTAAGTAATTCTGTTGCCAATGATTCTTCATTCATAATTTATACACCTCTACACATATAGATTATACTATATTTTGCAAGATATGTAAACTAAAATAATTTACCTTTTTTGGTCACTTTTGATACATTAGAAATAATATTTAGTTTGTCAGAAATAACCTCTTGATTTATATCTGTCAGCTTTTCTGTTTCTTCTTTCAATCTCATGGCATGCTCAAAATCGCTCTTATTTTCGAATTTAAGACCCTTATTCTTATAGTCCCATATAAATGATAGTCCTGCATGATTTAAAGCGTTAAATAAGCGTGTATCAATGCATAAAAACTCTCCTCGTGTTTTAAGCTTCATCAGATTTTCCATTTTTATCTCCTGTTGCTTCACAAATAAATTCTCTTTCAGTCTGACCTTGTTCCAAAATTTTGAAGCCACTATAACATGAAATGCAAATATATTTTTGTGCAATCTTATTGAATCTTAAAGTACCATGACAATTTGGACATATTGAAACATTAGTTTGAATTATCACTCTCTTCTTCATCTTATTCTCCTTAAAATATTTGAGTAATTCCTTGGTCAAGAAAACAAGATTCTGCAAATGATTTATTTATCTTTTCAACAATCTCACTTCTTGAATCTTTCACGCCTTGCTCATAACCCTCATCATACGCTTTTTTAAGATATGGTTTTAAATCCAACATGCGACATCCTAAATTATCTAACGAAGAATAGTCTTTCAATATAACACCTCCTTGATTTTAATCAAAGCTATCTGCATGTCTTTAAGTGTAGATTCTCTGTTTAAAGAATTTATTATATCGTCAATTGAAGTTAGCATCTTTGCAGAGCCTGTACACCGTCTTTCTAACTCAAAAGATAAATAGTTGCTTGGGATAAATCGTATGATAAACATTTTTTCCTCATCTGACATTCCTTTGATTCTTTCTGCTAATGTTTCTTTTTCCATTTTAGTCATTTTTAATTTCCTCCTTTTCGTACATATCTGTCATAATCATCCATGAATGAATACATCCTGCTATTTTACAAGACTCTGCGGGTAGGCTACGATATTTGCAAGTACCACATCCTTCAAAATCTTCTTTTATTCCAGATAAGACTTGAATCTTAACTGTATCGGTTTCGTTATCTATCTCTATCATTTTATTTCTCCTCAAAATTCTCCTTTGTATCAACTTCTGATATAAGTGCGTATCCAAAATTTTCTTTTAGCCATACTTCAAGCTGGTCTATTTCATCTTTATTAAAAGATGATAAAGTTTGTGTTATTTGTATTGCATAACCGTTTATGTTATCAGCTTCTAATCTTTTCCATACAGTACAAGTTTTTAATTTACTATTCATTCGTTGCCCTCTATTTCTTTATGATTGTTGTAATATACCAAAAGATATTCAGCTATTTCCTTTAGTTCTTCGGGAGTAAATCTTTCTGCTTCTGCTTTCCATAAAACCTTTTCGCCAATTCTTGCTTCTTCTGGCACTCTGGCATCTATCAGTTTTTTAAATACGTCAATCGGTCTATCGCTATTTTCTATTTGTATCATTCCTCTCTCCTTTGTACCCATCTAATGACTATTTCGCATTCCTCAAACAAAGCATCTTCTATGTGCCCGCCGTTATAATGTCGATTGATATATTGGGTTATCTCTTCGGTTCCCTTCAATATCCTTTCGTTTAAGGGAACAATATTACAACTCTGAATAGCTAAATCTTTAAATTCCATTATTTACTCCTTTCTGCTATGTGTTTATCTATGATTTCAAGGCAAGTGTCAACTGCACCATCTGCACTTACAAAATTAATCATGTGAGAATTATGTAAGTCTTTAATCTCTGCCTTAATATCCTCGATTACTGACAGCATATCTGCTTTTGCATCTTGATATCCTCTCATATAATTTTGTAATTTAGTCATTTTATTGATTTCTGTTTCTTTTATTTCAGTCATTCCTCACCTCTCAAATCTGCCCCACAAGTAGGGCAAAAATTTGATTTTCTATTGACATGTACATCACAAAAGGGACACGACTTATGTGGATTTGCCACAGAAGGATGTTCTATCCATTCCCCTTTCGGTCTTATAGGCTGAACACTCGGTAAATCGTATAGAATAGCCACCGCTCCACACAATCCGTTTATAGTGTCTATATTCTTTAAGCCTTTTGCTTTATCTTCCATAGCCTTTATCGCTTCTTTTCTACTGATACAATCCTCACAAGGCTCTTGCTCTAATGCTTTGATTATTTCATTACACTTCTTTTCATTCCAAGTATTTTTTATAGCAGGTATTATCCATTTTAATATTGCTTCTTCTCTTGTCATTTCGTATCCTCACTTTAAAATGGTTATTACCTTGTATACAATGCAGAATATCAGGAAAATAAAACCAAGTGCTAATAATATTCCAAATGTAATTAGAAAAGGTCTAAGAATTTCTATTACTTCTTGTATCACAAATATTTTTATTAATTGTGTCATGCTCTCATTTCCTCAACTGTTCTCAATGCTTTTACCTGCGTTCCATCTCTGCGTATGATATGAATATCTCCACAATAGATTGAAGCATAAGTGATAAACTGTTTATATTTCCATCTATCAGGCTCCTCTGTTCCAAAAGCTGGCTGAAAATATGATTCAAATAATAGACCAGTTTTTGTACGACCAATACATCTTGTAGAAATCAATCTTGAACGATTAAGTGTTACAAATAATTTTTCCGGCAGCCTTACTTCTTCTCCAAGATAGATATCTGTTTTATAAGTTTGATTTGTCATTTGATTCTCCTTTCTCTTTCTGATTCTCATAGTCAATCACAATGCCTGCTCCAATTATCATTCCAAGAATTATTCCAAGTATTAGATTCATGCTACTTCCTCCATTGATGTGATTGCTGATTTAATTACCCAACCTTCCCACTCTACTTCTTCAAGTCTCTGAGTAATGCCTTCGATATCTTCAATATCAAGTCGAATCATTCCAAGTTTTGACATGCATTCAGGACCAATCCCATAATATCTGCTGACAGGATTTTTCAATTCTCTTCCACATCTTAAACATGTACAAGTTGCTTCAGCTTTTCCCTTTAACTTCATCTTGTACATACCTTTAGTTTCTTTCTCAATAGTTCCCACCATCGTTCTCAGCGGCATCGGATTATCATTGTTCCATTTCAGCATGAAATCAAAACCACCCTCTGACTGCTTAGTCATGTATGCTTTAACAGTGATTCTGTAAGTCTGTAAGTTTGCAGATTCATTAGAATCGTTTCTATGCTGTCTGGTTTGCTCACCATTGAATGAAAATGACTTCGGGTATAGTTTTATATGAATCGGTCCCGAAAATGTCTTGTTACTCGAAATAAGTGTTGTTACAGAATCAAAGCTCTCTTCATTCACTTCAACAGCGCCAGACCAATTCTTCAGCATTGATATCATCTTTCATCCTCCCATCTTTCATACTCAGCTTCTTCATCAAAATCCTCTTCCTCTTCTTCTTCGTACTCTTCAAACTCTCCCTCACAATAAGGGCAGACTGCCCAAGTCTCAAAAGCAGGCGTTCCCCAAAACTCTCCCATACACTCTTGAACATACTTAGGCTCTTCAAAAATCTCTCCACAGCATTCGCATTTATACATATCAGCTCTCCTTTCTGAGAGAAGAGGGACAAGGTCCCTCAACTCTTATCGTCTGCACCATCTGTCAGCATCATCAGCAACTTTTTTCATCTCTTCATCAGTAAGAGGAATAAGTCTTGCAACGGTCATGCAGTTGACATCAACTCTTTCACTCAGCTTGAACAGCTCAAGCAGAATCGCTTTATCTTCGTTATGCTCAACTATCTTAGCTATTGCAACAATGTCATTAGGTCTGATAATCGGAAGATTTGCATCAGCTACAAGCTCAAGCGCATCACTGAAACCAAATCTTGCTGACAAACAGCAACCAGCACTTCCGAAAGAAAACTCGCCATCTTCGTAATCAAGCGAACATGTTTTGTAATTCTCATGTCCTCTGTAATTCCAAGTGATTCGTGCAACATTATTTCCAAAATTACGATAATCAGAATTTTCATACTCAGTGGGCACTGAAAAATCAGCTTTAAGCACTGCGAACTTTGCGCTGTTACAGATGTATGCCCAACCCTGTCTACCACCGATGCTGTTTCCTGAAATCTTAATGTCGTTTTTCATCATAACTGTTTCCTCCTTGAGTTTTGCGATTGTTAATAGTTTGTACGCTATCTGGTCTTCAAATCAATCACAGGCGCTAAGCTCTGCAAGCGATTCTACTAACTGTCGTTCCGTACATGTGAAAGATACATCTCACATAAATATAATATAACACATTTAAGCAAATTGCAAGCACTTTTTTTCAGCAGAAAGCTACATTTTCAAGTTTCAGAATTTTTGTATCTCCGGCAGTGTCATAGACAATGAATTTTCCCTCATCATTTGTGAATGAATACATCGTGCTGTAAAAGTGACAGCTTCTTGCAACGACTTTCAAATCATGATTATATCCTTCAGTTGCTCTTGCTCTGCTCTCAATCTCTTTCCAAGAATTAATCTTCTTTGCAGAACATGTTCCGTATGCTTCATAGATTGAACCATAATTTACATGATTGAATGTCCATAAGATTTTGTCTGCCAGCTTTGTTCCAAGATTTACTTTTGTCATGATTTAATCCTCCTCCCAATCTTCAAATTCTGCATTCTTGTTAGCATTAGCGGCTTCATTTGCTTTGTCTATATACTCAAGACAAACACAAAGCAGATTGTCATAATCACCGCTCATTGCTCTATTCTGCATCTCAGAAACCAAATCTCTAAGTCCCTCATTCTTCAAAGCTCTTGCTGTATAACCCATTACTGCAAAAGCATTTCCATCAACTCCAACTAAATCATACTTCATATCAAATCCTCCTTTCATCAATCACCAATCGATTTCCACACGAAAGCATAAGACCCATCAGCAAGTTTCCAATACTGCTCATCTCCCCATTCCCTCATAACATACCCAAGCAACTCAGCTCCCTCAAGCTCTGAAAAGAATCCGTTAATCTCTTTAGCAGGAAGTGTTCTCAACTCTTCAGCACTCATCATAATACTTTTGTCTCCTTTCCATACTCACCATTTGCATAAATTCTACAATATTTGATTTCTTTGAAATCTTTGCGCTCAAGCATATCTTTAATGTTCAAATCTCTTTCTTCAGCATCCTTGCAGTTTATCGAATCTTCAAAGCCATCATTCCATGTGTAGTATACTGCATATTTAGCTTTCAGATTCTGAATCTTTGTAACTGCTCCTGTTTCTTCAACATGCTTTATCAAATACTCTCTCAAGTCTTTCTTGCTGTCTGCCTCAAACAACTTCTGATTTCCGTCTTCGTAGTAAACTCTGAAAAGATTTCTCATGCTATCTCCTCCTTATTGCTCTTCAATAACTTCCATCTCGTAAAGTTCCCAGATGAAAGAAAGCTCTTCTTCGCTGATTGTGCTGATGTCAACTGTGTATCCGAAGTAATTGTTTGCGTACTCTTTGAAGCTGATTCTCTTTGTCATGATTTATCTCCTTTTCATTTCAAAACAGTGTCAACTGTGCGCTTTAGAAAGAACAGAAACGAAAGAATCAAGAATGTGAAAGATACATCTCACATAAATATAATATAACACATTTAGACAAATTGCAAGCATTTTCGCCAAAAAATAATAGAGAGTCGTGAAACTCTCTATTTTACATGGTTTCCCTAATCTTCTTGTAGCTTAATTTCAACGAGTTTTTCCACTCTTTTCATCAAATCTTCGTCAGAATCAAGCAGTTCTTTCAGCTTTGCTTGTCCCTGAATCTTTTCTTTCAACACTTCTCCAGTATCTGTATCTGTAATCGTGAACCAAGCTCCATTCTTGTCGATTATCTCATAATAAACAGCCTGCTCAATCAAATCCGTAAGATAATCAATTCCCTCATCATAGTTGATTGTGTATTGTCCAACATGTCTGTTAGGCTTACAAAATTTTGTCTTCGCCATATTGACCATAACTTTCTGACTGTTAGGCTCTCCAGAACTTCTTGAAAGAACTTTTCCATTTTCATCAATGTAAGTTCCTTTTCTAAATTCCATTCGAGTCATGCAAAAGTGTTTTAATCCTCTTCCGCCGGGAGTAGTTGTTTGTCCAGGAATTGTAGAATTAATTTTATCTCTCAATTGATTGATAAAAATTCCCATGCAATCATTTTTTGCACATGGTCCAACAATCTCTCTACAAAATCTTGTAAGCGATCCGGATATACCACCAACTCTTGCATCATCTGTTAAATCTTTTCCTAAATCTTTTTCGGCAGTCAGACAAGGAATACTATCAATAACCCATAAACCAACTTCGCCAGATAATGTTGCTTCTTTCACAACTTGAAAAATATATTCCGCAGATTCTGTTTTTGGCTGATACAAATTAATCTTCTCTACATCAACTCCTATCTTTCGTGCCCAATCAATATCAAGCGTGTTCTCAGCATCAACATATAAAACTTCTCTGTCATATAATCGTTGAAAATTTGCTATAACATCAAGTGCAGTTGTTGTTTTTCCTCCGCCTTCTTCTCCATAAAATTCTGCAAGTTTTCCCATTGGCAATCCGCCGTAAGTGATGTAGTTCATCTTCGGACTTGTAAACGGAATTTTTTCATACTCGTAAATCGGCATTCCTTTTGTGAACGATTCTTCTTTTGTTTCTTTGTTCACTCTCTTCATGATTTCATCAAGTTTACTTCCCATTTTGTTCCTCCTTATTTGTAGCTAAAATAATGGTCTCCGTGCTGATATGCTTTTTTATGTCCTTCGTGAAATCCTGTGTTTGCAAAATAAAATATATCTGGGTCGAGTCTTTGTTTTAATTCCATACATACTGCTTCCAAATCCATTTCAGTATAGCCACTCATATATATCGTTGCATTAAATTGTCCTTCTGCAAATATAACGCCACTAATAGTATCTGGAAATGCGCTGTCATAATAACGATTTAAAACAACATCAGCTACAAGTCTTTTGCCTATAAAATCTTGATTACCGGCTTCAGCACATACGATTGATGCAAGTAGTTTAATATCTTCGAAAGTTAAAGCAGTTTCATCTTCTGGCTCTACATAAACAACGGTTTCAACTTCTGTTTCTACAATATGAACTTCCGGATATGGTACAAATTTTATTTCAGTAATTGTCTTTGCTTCCGATTCTTCTTTTTGCGGAAAACAAAGATTAAAAATTGTGTAACTTAATGAGAACAAAAACAATAATAATATTGTCGCTCTCATTATGTGAAGACTTATCTTTTTAAAATATTCGGTCATCATGCTCCCCCTATGCGTGTTAATTCTTCCTCCTGCATTCTATGCGAAAGAACTTTCTTACAGCTTGATAATAATTCTTGTGAATTTTCTATTTTTGCTTTCATGATTTTATAACTACGAGTATAAGCCGCTGATATAATAGCTTCTTCCTGACTTGCTAATTCCGCCAAACTATTTTTATCTGCAACAGTTCCTTTTGTTAATGCGTTTCTATGTTCGTTATACATCTCTTTATAAACTGCTTTTGCAATATCATCACGAATACCTAAATACTCGGTCATGCCACTTGCAAAGTAAATGTATGTTGAAAGATTCATACAAAAATCCTCAAGCTCTTGAGTAGTTGGAGGATTCTCTCCGTCTTTCAAACAATCTTTGATAAACAAAACATATTTATCCAAATCTTTGCAATATGGAGTAATTATGCTTTTAACAATTTCATCAAGCTGTTGTGAATTAGTTTCAACTTTACAATCAATCTCCATTAATTTATCATCATCAATTTCTTGTATCTGAAATTTCATTTAACAGCACCTCCATATCATAATCAAAAAATACTCTTTTCTTTTTACCCATAACCCAGGTCCACATATCGGGTAATTCTTCAATATCTTCAAGTGCAAACGATGCACAATAGTTTATGCTTTTATAATTTCGCTTTCTCAATTCCTCTAACAAACGAATATCAATAAACATCGTAGTATCTTTATCTACCCACCAACATATCACTCCGGCAATAACTCCAGATATTTTTGATTTCTCTAAAAGTCCTTCCCACTGAGTATCAGTTATATTACCATAAAAACCGTGCAACACTCCTTTCTTATCCGGTTTAGGTATGCTGTGAATACTTAATGTATTTCCATGAACTGATTTACATTCAAAATAATATTCGTAAGGCTTTCTATAAACAATGAAATCACAAATATTAGATGACCCTAAATATCCTGTTGTTTGGTCGTGTAGTCTATCTACACTTACACCTTCTACTTTTTCAAATGCTTCCTGAATATGTTGTTCAAACTGTTTACCTCTATTTTGTGCCATACACCTGCTCCTAATGATTAAAAAAGTTTATTCAATTTTGATTTAGAATTAAATTGAGGTAAGGTATAAATAAAAATCAATTTTTTATCTTCGCCCGTAGGAGTTATAAATTTATTCTCCAAATCAGCTAAATCCCACTTCATAGATACTGATTTATGAGGAGGCAACCCACTTGTTTCACCAATTAACTTCCAATTATCTGCTAAATAGACACTTCCGGTTTTATTGGAACCTACAAAAGTTATTAAATATTCTAAGTGGTCACCGTACTTAGTAAACCAATCTTCCTGACAACGACTTCTCAACTGTTTAAGAGACATCGTTCCTAAATTCTTAATATCGTGTCGACACAAACAGAATTTCCAATTATTTGCAAACGAATTGAACGCTTGCTTATACTGTGATTTACTTAAATTAGTATAATGTAATACATCTTTACAAGGTGGATAAGTAGCTGAACCAATACCAATCATTCCGCAGAGTATTTTATCCCAGTATATTAGATAATCAATATGTCTACCTACTGTATCAACCGTTGGAACATAAGAGTGATGATTAATTATGATATTGTTAGCCAGTGACCTGTCGTATTGAGTTTCAACTAATTTCAATCTACATTGGGAATCCATTATCCGTCCTTTCTGCACTGTGCTTTATAATCACAATATTCGCAAGTCTTACGAGCAACATCTGCGGGCTTCGGAGGTGCTATAAGTTTCTTAACATATTCATCGCACTCCTGTATCCTACCAACCAAATCCTGTTTCATTTCATCTGTCGGCGTAAACATAAATGATTTCATATCAAGTATATCGCGATTGATATAAACAAATAAAACATTATCAATTCCGAGTGATAACGAATAAGCTGTTCCTTGATTGTAATGTGATGCATCAACACCTTCTCTTGTCCAAAACTTATTTGTGTTTTCTGTTTTTAATTCAAGAATGTAATAAATATCTTTATACTTGATTATTCCATCACATAAAAATGACATATTCAAAGTCTTATGAAAAAGCTTTGTCTCATAATCATACTTTTTAAAATTTGGCTCTTTTACGATTTCAAGATAATCAAGATTTCTGCTTCTTACATAATCAGCAACATTTACATATTCGCAATCCATATCATTCTTTTTCATATCAAGAACTGCTTGCTGTATACGCTGATGAATATCTGTTCCTGCATTACAAATTCCAACACTTGTATAATTTTCTCCAAGATGTTCTGGTTCTTTTCCTGTAACAATATAAAACATCTGACGAATACAATTCATCGAACTTGGTTTATATGACTGACTGCCTTTTCTTTTTTCTTTATCTGCTGTAAGCTCAATACTGCGTTTTAAATCATTTAGAAAACTTTGCTCAACAGGTAAAATTTTCTTTGCTTCATCAATCAATCGTATTACATTCTTTAAACTATTTCGTGACATAAAACCTCCTATCAGATTTTTACTTGCTTTACATAGCCAAATCTAAACCATGATTCTGGAACTTTTCTTTCGTACTGAAACTTATTACAATAATCATCTTCAAACTTTGCGGCGATTCGAGAATCTTTTCTTCCAAAATCAGTTAATATCCATTTGTAACCTTCTTTAGCGTTCATCCATTTACATGCCATGATTTTTCTCCTTAAAATAATCTATACTTTTTTGATTGTTTCATTTTCTTTTCACAAATAATTCCATAACCCTTTTTTCGAGCTTCAGCATTTTTTAATTTACGACCACAGCGTAAACAAAATTCATGTTCTTTCTGTTTCAAATCATACCTCCTTATAAAATACTTGTTAAGATATAATCCATAACATATTCTTCATCAATAGTTCCTGTAACAATTCCTTGCTGACACTCCTGACATAATTTCATGATATTTATCAGTTCACGAATACTAAAAACATTTAGATGTTTTCTTGCTCCCATGATTTGATACTTTGTAAGTCCTGTTGATTTTTCCACATCACTGCTTTCACAACTTTGCACCTGTAAAACTGCTTTTGTATTGTTATATAAAACACTCAACATGACCATCGTTGCTTCATCGACTGCTAAACACTGATGATATAAATTATACGCAAGATTCACTTTTGCATCAAGTACAGAATCAACAAAATCAAATATAGCATCTTTTGGTGGAGTATATATTACTCCATCTTCTAATAAAAATTTGAATGTTGTATCAGAATTACTAAAATTAGTATTTCCTTCATAACATTTTATTTTATCAATTTCTAAAAGACATCTGCCATAATCATATTCGCAAACTTCCATTAACTTTTCACAATTCATATCTGACAGATTAATTTCCTGCTGTATGTATTTCTTCAAAATTTGCGATTTAAGCGATTCAAATTCAACGATTGAATCTTTATATGTCTTATAAAATTTAAGTCGCTTATCGAGCGTGGTAAGCAGTAATATGAGTATATTATTGCCGATAATTGAATTAAGATTCTTTTGCAAATTTTCATTTTGCATTAATTCTTTATCATCACGCACAACATAAGTATAATTTTTCTGAATGAAAGATTTATTTCCGGACTTTGTATATAAGTCTGATACATTGTCTATGTATCTCAATTCTTTCTGAGAAGTTTTAGCAATCATATCAATGTAAATCTTTTGTACTTTCCATTCAGTTCCCGAAAAAATATAAAATGAATTAAACTGTTTTGATTGAATATGATGTTTAATCTCATTTACTTCCATCTGCCCACTCCTGTCGTATATCGAGAATCCATCTATCGAATAACATTGATTTATTTACTGTTCGAGTTTTTAATTGTGACATGTATCGACTTGTGATAAGTATACCATACAGATATTTTTTATCCAAACACACATTACAAAAAGCTCTCCAAAATAATTTCAAATCGTACTTCTCAAACTCATCATCCTTAAATGCAATTGCTGAAGCAATCTTAAATGAATTACTTCCACTTGTCGTTGCAATATTATCAACAACTTTTTCAACATAGAAATAAAAATCTTTTGGATTATATTCATGTAAGATATCAATATCACCAGGAGTTTCACATAACTTTAAAATCACACTGCACATTTCATCAGAATAATTATATTCTGTTCTTGCATAATTCAAAAGCTCTGAGGAAGTATATGGTTTAAGTTTATAAACTGCTCCTCTACTCTTGATTGTTTGCAATGTATTATTTTCATCTTCCAGAGTCATGATAAAATAAGCTTTATTTGGTGCTTCTTCAGTTACTTTCAGCAAAGAATTTTTTGCTTGTACTGACATCATATCTGCATTGATAATATTATAAACTGTAAGTGTATGAATCTTATAAGATTCACTTATCATGTTTCTGATTGTATCAACTTTACAATCTTCAACACAAACATAATTTGCTTTTAACTTTCGAGCAACAAAATCTCCAATCTCGTTTTTTTCACTGCCTTTTTCTCCAATCATTATCGCAAATCTTGAAAATTTATCTTGTGCGATTTCGTTTTCAATTCTATCTAATAATTTCTTTTGACCTATCATGATTTTCTCCCATCACTGTTGAAAAAAATAATAAAAGTTTAAAAGTAAAGTTGCTTCTACATCAAGCTTTGCAGTTGCTGAATATTTGATATCAGAATTTAATTGAATGATAGTTTTAAAAAGTAATTCAAAATCCTGCGATTCATGTTTTTTCAACCAAGATTCATAAGCACCTAATTTTGGAATATTTATATAATTCCAATTACAACCTATCTGATACTTTTTAACATCCAAAAGAAAATGTACATACTGCTTTATAAACTGCTTTATATCTTTTCCTGCACTATGAATATTTTCGATTATTTTAATCATCTCTGATTCATTTTCATCAATGATAGAATCTGTCAAATCAATCATCGTTTGATAATCAACTGTTCCAAGTGCATCAACAACATTCTCAAGTGTAAGCTCTGAGGAATATGCTAAACACTTATCAAGCAGTGTGATGGCATCTCTCATTCCGCCGTCTGCTATTTTAGCAATATACTCTAATGCTTCAAGTCTTACCAAGCCATCTTCGCCGATTACTTCTCTGTCACAAATATATTGAAGTCGATTAACAATACCTTGCTGACTTATTCTCTGAAAATCATATCGCTGTACTCTTGAAAGAATTGTCTTTGGAATTTTCTGTGGGTCTGTTGTACAAAAAATAAAAATACTTTTTGCTGGTGGTTCTTCAATCAACTTGAGAATCGCATTCCAACCCTGAACTGTTATCATGTGACACTCATCAATAATAAATACTTTATATTCACTGTTCAAACTTTTTGTTTGTGCTTGTGCTATCAACTCTCTCATATCATCAACAGAGTTATTACTTGCCGCATCAAGTTCAATTGGATTTCCTTGTCCTTTATTTATCTCGTTTGCAAAAATTCTGGCAGTAGTTGTTTTACCTGTTCCTGCTCCACCAACAAAAAGATAACAATGTTGAATTGATTCTGATTCAAGTTGCTGTTTTAAAATTATTTTGATTGATGATTGCTCTACAACATCATCAAAAGTAGTTGGTCTATATTTAATCGCTAATGCTTGCATCTAAATTCTCCTTAAAATAATTCACCAATTTTTTAAAAGTCTTTTCATCAATGATATAATATCTTTTATCATCTCCAAAATCAAAACACAATGAGTTATAATCTTTTCCCATTGCAAAAGCTTCTTCTCGATTCTTCTTCAGCCATTCTTTTTTGATGCTGAAAGATGATTGTTCTTTTGTACATGTTTTGCATTCTATCAACCACTGCTCTGTGCTTACATCGCCTTTGTTAAAAGTAGTAGCACCGCTGTTAGCAGTCTGCTTACCACCAACAGCTTTTGCTACTTTCTTTTCCTGTTTACTGCTGTACCATCTTGTTGGTTTATTCATTGTGCGTATCTCTTATGTATAAATCGTAAAGAACATCACGATAACTTCCTGCATGTTCAAGAACATGATTATGTGGATTGTACTTTTTGAAGTCATCAAAATTATCAAGAAGATTACGAATTGAATGTTCAAAATCAATGTTCTCTTTCTGCTCTCTGAAGTAAAGTTCTTTAAGCAGATTCAATGAAGACTCATTATTAAGAATCTCATCTCTTTTCTCAAGAACTGCAATGATAACTTTCTCAGTGTAATTCTTTAACCAGTTTGCGAACCATTTTGAAAACTCAGATTTCTGGTCATACGAAAGCTCTTCCCAATTTTTCTTCTTCATAGTGTTTTCTCCTTTCGAGTGTTTCAAGATTCAAGATAGATAACTAAATCAACTGCATCTGAAAAGTTCTGTGCTTCAAGCTCTGTCATGAACGCCTCATACGATTCTGGATTATCTTTCTTTGCTATTTCAAACGCTTCAAGTATACTGCAATAAAAACCTTGTGACTTCGCTAAATTTCTGATAACAGCTAAAATCTCGTTTCTTTTCATAAGTGTTTCCTCCTTAGTTTTTCGAGTGATTATTCACAATCTGCTTCAGCGACATACTGACCAGCTCCGCTCTTTCCGACTACCCAGTAAACTGGCTCTCCGTATACCTGCCGTCTCCAATTCGAAGTGATAGCTTCCTGACCATCAAGGTCATCCATGATTGCTTCTGCTTCTGAAGTCACCTGACTTAAACGATTCTCTTTCTCAAGTCTTGCCATCATCAACTTCTTACTAAATTTCTTCATGCTGTTTCCTCCTTTTTTTCGAGTGTTTCAAGTTTTCAAGAAACTGAGGGCATATCACCCACATAAATATGATATCACACATTTATGATAAATGCAAGCAATTTTCAAAAATTGAAAAAAGAGCGCAAAATCAATGATTCCACGCTCTTTGAAAAATCATTATTCTGCATCATCTGAATACAGAGCAATAACCTGAGTAACATCTTCATCAACAATTTTTATGGAATTATCATTGCCATATTGAATCACAACTGAATCGGCTCTGTTTGCTTTTACCTGCAAAATTAACATTGAGATATCAAGTATGCATGAATAAGGTTTAAAGTTCTTACTGTCCATATATGTAATTGTTTCGATACCATTTGACTGTTTACTTGATACATCAATTCCTTTATCTGTGAATGTAAGAGTTACTGCCTTATTATCATATTCTCCAACAAACAAAGAAATTCTATCAAGCAATGCCAAAAAATCTGTCTTGCTTATCTTGCATGAACTCTCAAATTTTTCATCAATCAAACTTCCAATAATATCAATTGCAAAATCTTCGATACCATCCATTTTATATCCATACAAAATACAATCATCGGAGAAAAATTCGATTATATCATCTTCAGAATACACTTTGATTTTTTCATCTGTCATAACATCCAAAAGATTCATCATCTCTGAAGATATAAGAACTGGTTCATCAAAAACATTTACAGCCAGTCCACAAATCGTATCTCTATTTGTTGTTACAACTCTTTCTCCAACATAATATCCTGTATAAGCTGGCTCCTCATTTGTGATTGCAAGCGAAGCTTTATTTACTGCAAGAATAGTTTTGATTGTTGAAAGTTTCATCTCAACTGTTTCAGGCATTTCTTCTTGCTTATCTTCAGCAACAGGGTCAGGAAACTGTATCATCTCTCCATTTTCATCAAGCGGTAATTCAATCTTGTAACTACCATTTCCTTTGACTGTAAGAATTGCATCTTTAATTTCAAGAGAAAGATTTTCGCTTGTCATTTTTGAAATGAGTTTTGAAAACTGTTCGACCTGAACTACACAATAAAAATCTTCTCCTTCAACATCATGCATGATATAAAGCGTGTTTGATGCATCTGTTGTAATAAGTGTGAGCAGATTATCTTTTAACTGAATCGCCATTAAAGATGTGAGTGGCATCATCTTATCCTGACTTGCTCCTTTTATTGCTCTACTTACCATTTCTTGAAATACTACCGTTTTGATTGATAATTTCATAAAAGCCTCCTTAAAATAATTTTTTAACTTTTGATTTATTCCAATCACATTTTCCAATTACTGTATTTTCATCTCCGATATATTCATGAGAATAACATAGTCGTGTCATTCTACGAATAACGGCATTATAATTTGAATCTCGACCTTTTGGTCTAATTGCTCTTAAAACTTCTTCTTCGGTAATGTCATCAATGTTTTTAATCTTTTTTAGATTTGAACTTGTTGCTCTCCATTTATTACTTCTCTCCCGATATTCTCCAATAATAGGATTTGCAGTCTTTGAAAAATATCTGTACCCTTGAGAGATATAAAGTTCTGCCATATACTCAGATAATTTTTTACCAATTCCAATTCCTTGATAATCAGGTAATACAACAGTTCTATGTTCACTTACACATTTTCTGTTATCATTTGCATCAAGTGGATTCGGAAATCTACCAGGCATACATATTACTGCACCAAATGCAATCGGAAGCATGTTATATGATGCAAGATAACAATCAGCACTTGTGTTTAAATCATGTGTTAAGTAATGATAGGGGGCAAACATACTCCAAATTTTGTTGGAACACTGATTGACTTCAAGAACAATTTCCGGTCTTTTACTGGCACACCTCCCCACCGACAATTCTTTCTTGTCAGTGTTATATACCCAATCAGGCTGAAGATAATCTATAATATCATCATGACAACTTGCAAATACAATATTTTTCAAATTATTTCTCTTGATATATTTTGAAATACTTACACTACAACTTAAAGCACATTCACGATTTACAACAGATGTAAATTCATCAATAACAGAATTATCTTTTAACTTTCTTGCAACATCACATCTAAATTTTTCACCTGTTGATAAAACTTGATATGGCTTCAACCAAGTAATTATTGAATTAAATCCTACTGCTCCAAGTTTTTCACATGCTTCATCAAAATTATCAAAATGACTCACGACAGCTTTTGTATTATCCCAATAATTTGAATCATCATTTCCAAATAATTTCAACAAAGATGATTTACCACTACCACTTGAACCTACAATCAGACCGATATGAAAATCTTTAGGAAAATCTGGTATCTCAATCTTTGTATCTATTCGACCTGTAAATTTAAAATCAAATGAATTTGCAACTCTCTCAGTCAATTCATCCTGCTGAATTTCAGAATGTAATTCTATAACATGTTTGTTGCTACAATTTGACTTCTCTTTTGCTTCAAACAAACTCATTCTGTACCTCTTTTCTTTTTCTCTTTTGCTCGTGTTTTCTCAGCACTTGTACTCCAATTACCAGAAAAGTTTTTTATCGACTGTGATTCTTTCTCGTTTTTCTTTTCAGTAAGACTTTCTCCATACCATTCTTTTGTGATTTCAACATCACATTTGATTGGCATTTCAAGAATCTTTTCTGCCGCTTTTGACATCGTTTCTGAAAGAAGTTTTGAACATTCTTCCATGTTCTCTTCTGGACATTCTGCAATGACTTCATCATGAACGGGAATAAGTAATCTAAATCCTAATTCTTTTAATCGCTTATTATTATTCAAATCTATCATTGCAAGTTTTGTTAAATCAGCGGCACTGCCTTGAATACGAGCATTAACACACTGTCTTCTTGCATCTGAAATTTTAACACCATTATCAATTATCCAAATTCCTTCTTCGTTTGCTTCTTCAAATACTTTACGCTTTTCCCAATACTTAACCCTATGTAATTTCTTGATATAATAATCTTGAATATCTTCGGGAACTTCGCTCGTATCATATACAGGTTTATTCATTGCATCGAAGTTTAATAAATCATCATCAAGTGGTGCTCCATTTTTCCATTTAAACTCATATTCGGGTAATTGTAAATCGGGCAATCTTCTTTTTCTTCCACAAACAGTCGTAACATATCCAACATCTTCGCCCATCTCAAGACTTTTTTGCTCAAACTGTTTGATTGCAGGAAATCCTCTAAACACACTTTGTTTGATATCTCGTGCTTCATCAACAGAACATTTTAACTGCTCAGCAATACTTGCTTCTCCTCGACCATATAAAACACCCAATAGAATGCTCTTAGCTTGCGTTCTACGCTCTTTACCTTGCTTGTTAGTAGTTCCGTCTGCTCTAAACTCTTTACACTCTTCATAATCGACACCAAACGCTTTAGAAGCGATTTCAGAATACAAGTCTTTTCCTTGCATAAATGTATCATACATCTGAGAATCTCCGGCTTTCTTACAAAGAGCGGCAAGACATTTTGGCTCTTGCTGTGAAAAGTCACTTGACATCAACACATATCCCGGACTTGCTACAAACATCTTTCTGATATCATGATTCTTTGACGGGATATTTTGCAGATTCGGATCCTGTGATGCCATTCTTCCTGTATCTGCTCCGTATTGACTGAATGAACAATGTATTCGTCCATCTTTTTTCTCAGTACAATTTGGAAGTTTATCAATATAAGTTCCTATCAGCTTATCTATTGTTCGATAATCAAGAACTGCTTTAGCAATCTGATTATCCATTTTTGATAGAATCTCAACGCCTGTTCCTCTTGGATTCTTTTTATCGGGAGATTCAATCTTCAAAATATCATAAAACAAAATCGCTAACTGAGTTGGACTTGAAATGTTTATAGGGTCATCAAGTTTATCCGAATTATATCTCTTAATCATTGATTCATAATCTTTCAATGAATCATAAAATTTCTGAAGTGCTTCTTCTCTTTGCGCATGATATTTTACAGATAATTCTTTCGCATATTCATTATCAAATAAAATACCAGTATCTTCCATATCAGCTATAACTTCGATACACGGCATCTCAATATTTTTGAAAACCCAATACATGTCTTTTATGTCATCTCTGTCAGTTTTATCTGTAAGATATTTTCTCTGATAATCACAAAGCTCTGTTGTGATAACTGGGTCATGTGCCGCATAAAGATATCCAACATTATACGGAATATAAGTGAACGGAATTCCTTTAAACAAATCATCAAAACGAAAAGCATCTCCCTTTCCATCAAGACAGTATTTGTTATGAAGATGTTTTAAGTTCTTATGCTCTTCATTTTCATTCAAGATTCTTCCAGCAAGATATCCATCCCATGTACAATAAATATCATCAAGTCCAAATGCTCTAAGAAATCTGATATCAAACTTTGCATTAAACATATCAATCTCAGGTTTCTTTTCAAGCAGTCTCTTAAATTCTTTGCGAACAAAATCAGCATCGAGTTGTCCTGATGCTTTCATCATTGTGATATAGCTAATATGATTTATTGGAATATATGAACCTTTATTTCCATAAGTGTAAGGACAAATTCCAGCTAAAACATTTTGAAATGGATTCAATCCGTCAGTCTCTGTATCAATTGAGATATAACTATTTCCGATACAATCAGTTATAAAATCATGCAACACATCTTCTTGTTGAATAACTTGATATTCTTCTTTATACTGACCAAGATTCGTTTCAACTGTTGCCTTTATCTGATTGATTCTGCTGAGAATATCATTGCCACCTTTGATAGATATTTTTTGCAGTGTTTTAGTTTTAGATTTAGAGACTACTTTTTTATCACTTGCTTTATCTGCTCTTTTTGAAATTTCAAATAATGGCATAATTTACTCCTTAAAATTTATGGGCACGAATAACGCTTCGTGCCCTTTGCGTGTGTATTTTGACCATGCACAAGAGTCATATTTGATTAAAATGTATCTTCTTTTCTTCTGCTTGCAGGCGTTCTTCTTGTTTCTCTTTCTCTGCTCGAACTTCTTTCAGCAGTTCTTGATTCTCTTCTTCTCGGCTGTTCATCTTCAGCATCATCAGTGGGAGGGAACTGTCCTTCTTCAAGATAATACTCCATGTCTTCAGCAGATTTATCAAGAACAAGTCCTCCAAAAATCTTCGGACTCTCAGGTAAATCTTCAAGCTCTGTATCATCACAATCAATATTGTAAAACTCGTAGGTAGTCTTCATGTCCTTAGGCTTACCATTACGCTCAATCTCGAATACATTGTTAACCAAATTAGTATCTTTATTGGTGTAACGATTGCAAAGACTTGTGATTTTCTGAAACATTGTTTTTCCCTTATCCCAAATCTGCGCTGTATCTTCATCAATGTTGTAAATCGGAATGAACAATCTTGCCTGTGTCTTCAATCCTTCTCGACAAAACGGACAAGTATCAACAGGGTCGTTATACTCTCTAAGACAATTTACATATCTTTCTTTCTCACCAACTTTAACCTTGTGAACAGACATACCTTCAACATCATCAATCGTGTTATACATCAAACGAACCTGCTTGACTTCTTTGTCATTTGCGATACTGAAGAATCCGCCTCCTCCCTGTCCACCATAGTTGTTTACTTCTTCTGCTCTGAATCTTGCCATCTTATTTATCCTCCTTATTCTTTCTCACATACTTAATCTTGGGAAGAAGCTTTACAAGCTCACTCTTCATCTTTGAATACTCAATGTCTATCGCCCAATTGAAAGCGCAGTTTCTAACTCTGTCAGGAGTTAATCCTTTTGGTGCGCTTGCTTCTTTTATCAGAAGCGTACATCTCTTACTTCCGATGTAAAGATTTGCGACATTCTTGTTATCTGCATTCATAAGAATGATGTACTTTGCTGTCTGTTTCTCATAGAACTTGGTCGAGTAATTAATACTCTTACAAATCTCTGTTACTTCAGCTCTCTTCTCAGCAAAATCAATCTTCGATTTCTTCTCCTTTTTCTTCTCGACAGATTTCTTTGCAGATACTTTCTTCTCAGCTTTAGCTTTTTTTGCTTTCTCTTTCGCTTCTTTTGCAATCTCTTTGCCAATCTCTGCATAAGTGCGACCATCAGCACACTTATCTTCCGAAACCTCTTTCTTCAGCTCTGCAAGCTTCTCAGCTCCGGGCATGGGCACAAGATTGTCGGTCTTAGCATTCTTTGCATCTTCAGCGGCGATAATCTTCTTAATCGCCTTCTCCTTGGCACCCTTCTTGTCAATCTTGACACCAAGCTTCTCAGCAACAGATACCAGATTCACCATTGTCATGCTCCAAAGTTTCTCTTCTCTTGTCATTTTTCTTTCCTCCTGTTTGAAAGTGTTTTAATCGGCTTGTCATCGTCAGCAGACAAGTTGCCGTCTTGTCTGTACGCTCCCGAAGGAGCGTTTCGACTTTTTATTTACTTTGATAACTCCCAGTGAAGCTTACAGCTACCTGCGCTATCAAGAACATCAATCAGTCGATACTCAAGCTCTGAATGATTGTAGTAACGGTCATCAAGTCTCACACAAGCAGTATCTTTTTTCATCTCAATGATTGCTTCAGTAATCGCTTTAATGAACTTGTTGTAAACATCATCTGCAATCTCAAGCTCTTTCTCAAGTCGTGCGATTCGAAGTCTTAAATCAAGAACTCGACCTCTGATTTTGATAGCAACTTCATCAGGCGTTAGCAGATAAGTTTCTCTCGACCACTGATTAGCTTTTACTGCTTTGCTTTTTCTCTCGTCATCATCTGCAAGTGTGTCAGCATAAATGTAAGCGTAAAGTGAATACTCTTCCCATTTATTATTTGCAATATTGTGACCACGGACTAAAATTTCTGGATGATACAGACCTGCATAAGCAGGAGTGCTGTAAATTGCGTTTTTATAACTCTTTGAAACAACAGCAAAATCTGAACCATCTTTCTTCTTGCAAATCTCGACTTTCTCCCAAAGCTCTTTTTCAAACTTTGCAGAATTAAGTGACCTTGTCAAAGCATTTTTTACATCTTCAAGATTTCTAATCTCTGACATAGGATTTCCTCCTTTCTTCGAGTGCTTCAAGTTTTCAAGAAACTCGTGAGACATGCATCTCACATAAATATAATATAACACATTTAAGTAAATTGCAAGCACTTTTTTAAAAAATTTCTAAAAGATTCTCAAACTCAGTAAATTCAAGCTCGTTCAAGTCTTTCTTTCTCTCTGGCAACTGATATTCTGTGATGATTTTATTCTTTATATGCTCTTTAATGCGTTTTCGAGCTTTCTGTCCGGCATCATCATTATCAGTCGCAAGAATCAATTTTCTACATGACAACTCTCTTAGTTGCTTGAACTGCAATTCGTTACCAAGTCCATTTAATGCGACTGCATATTTTCCATATACCCAAGCTGTCAATGCATCAAGCATTGATTCACATACAATCACTTCTTTTGGAAATTGTTCAAGCTGATATAATTCATAAATTCCATAAAGTGGTTTTTCTACTCCTTGCGGATAGTTAAAATACTTTGTCTTAACACTCCTTCGAGCAATAAAAAGAGTGTTACCATTAATATCACGAATAGGGAAGGTAATACAATCAGTATTTTTATCGTACCCGATATCAAACAATTCAATAATTTCATCTGTCAATCTCCTTTTGTACATATATGGATGAAAATATCTGTAAGAATCAAGTTCTTCTTCGCTTATATAAGAAATGTCATTATGAGTAGTAACAACATCAGTATTACGGCGACAATCAATTTCAATCTCCTTTCGATATTCAACAGATACACTTGAAAAATTTTTATTTAGCCATTTCCATCCCCATCTTCCAAATGCATCTTCATGATGACCAAAACAATGTGAAATAACTTCTTGTAAAGAATGAACTTCATTACATGCAAAGCAATGAAATGTTCCATCTTTTTTACTTATGCCGGCACTCGGATTTGATTCTTGTCCATTACCATGATATGGACATTGAATCATGATATCTTTCGAAGTATCTCTTTTCTTTTGTAACAGTTGAATATGATTCAGTGCTAATTGAGATTGTAACTCTGTTATGATATCTTCCAAATCACAATTAAATTGAACATCATTTATCTTCATTCGTGAACACCTTTAATTCAGTTGATTTCATTTCTGCTATCAATAAACTTCTAAAACTCTCTAATAAATCATGTGATTTACAATCAAGCATGTTTGGAACTGTGTGTGCATTATTTTTCTTTAATTCTTCGAGTGTTTCATTTATGTCCAAGATAGTTATCATTGCATCATAAGCATTCATCAAAATACATCCTCCTTTGCAGTCTGCTTTCTTTCTTTTCTTTCTCTCTTCTGCTCTTTGCGTTCTTCTCTTTCTTCTTTGCTGAGAATAGGTGTATTAACAAATTCTCCGATATTTGCATTCCACTTATACGCAAGTTTTTTACCAACAATTCCATTTCTCTGCTTTTTAATCTGCAATAATAAATCTCCGTCTTTATTTTGTTTCAATGAAATAACTTTAGTAGCATTAAAACTTATTCCATCACTATCACGAATACTTTCAAGCTCTGGTAAATCATCAGTATCATTATCAACTACACCGCCTCTGTTTGCTTGTACAACGGTAAGAATAGGAATTTTCATTTCTATCGACAAGCTCATTAAATCTTCGCTGATATTTGTTAAGGAAGTGGTCTTATTATCACGCTTGTTTCCTCTTTCGTCTGAAAGATATGTGATACCATCAATCGCTATCGCATCAAGATTATACTGCTTAATCCAATTTCTCAATTTTGAAATTGTGATGCGCCTGTCAAAATCATTTGGTGTAGCAACGATAAATTTATTTTTTCGCTGTGATAATTCATCTATATATTTTTTATAATCGTCATTTGATACTTCTTCTTTTCCCCACATCAAAGCTTTATTATCAATGTGATTATGAAGAGTATCAAATCTATAACCGATACTACTTGCTCCCATCTCTGGAGATATATAACCAACATTGAAACCTATTTCCCAAATGTGAGTAAGAATTTTTTCAAGCACCCAAGATTTACCTTGATTTGTTCTTGCAAAAATTACAAAAAATTCCTCGACTCTTTGTATTCCATGAATCACATCATCAAGCTCTTCAAATCCTGTTGTGAAAAACCACTTGTCTTGCTGTTCTTTACGCTCAACAAATTCATTATATCTTTTTATTGCATCTGCAATGATATCAGTTCCGCCAAGATTATAATTTGGCTGAAGTTCTTTTGTCGCCTGAATCATATATTCTACGGCAGAGTTGGCATCAGTCTCAAGTAACTTGGCTATTTTCTGTACAATAGGAACTGATTTTGAAAACAGATATTCTTCTCGAATTGTTTCGATGAGATATCTATCACTCTCAGTAACTTCTACTAAATCAATATCGGGAAACTTCGAAAGAAATGTTGCATTATCTGGCGTATTTCCAAATTCTTTATAATGATTTACAATAAAATTTCTTTCTTCTTCATAACCGCTGAAATATTCTTCAGTAAGATTATTATCTTCGATGATATCTATATTCCCTGATGACAAACATTTACACAAAATTTGTAATGCAACTATCATCTCATGTCCGTTCCTTTCAATTCGATTATTTCACTGCTGTTAAATATTCTGCTTGCAAGCTTGTCTCCTACCTTCTCAGAAAGCTCTTCAAGCGTTGTTAAATTACTCGTGAATATATTTGATAGCTGTGATTGATTACGACTGTTTAAATAGACTGCAAGCTGTGTATAATCGTATTCGCTCAATGTTCCTGTTCCTATATCATCCCAAATGATTAGAGGAACTTCTTTAACAGATTCAATGTAATTCTTTGAAACTGGGTTATTAAAATTTTTCAAGCTTACAATAAATTCCGGAACATAAATGAAAAGTGCAAGTGGTTCTGTCCAATCACAACTATCCCAATTCATTGAAAAGAACTTATACATAATTTTCAATGCCCAACTTGTCTTTCCATTTCCTGTATGCTCACTGCAAAGATAAAGATTCTTTCCATCATTTACAAAATCATCAATATCATCTTTTATCTTGCTGAGTCTTACAAACTTATCATAATCTTCATCGCTTGGTGTAAGTTTTATGGGATGCTGTAATTTCTCAGCAACATTTGCATTCTGCATGAGCTTTTTTATTATATAATACTTTGAACATTTATTACAGTCATCATTGCAAATATTTTTATACCAACAATTTTCATTTATATCAGAAAACGACTTGTTTACCATTCTTTCTTAACTCCTCATGAAACTTCGCCATCTTTACTTTTTCTTCTTCAGTTATTGGAACACATTTTCCTTCATGCTCAAATCTTTTCTTTTTTCTTCCGCCATATTTTCCTTCAAGTATGTTTATAAACTTATCTTCTCTAAGTATGAAATCAAAATCAGCTTTCCAACCTCTATCATTATCACCAAGTAAAAATGAAGATTGATTTGCTATTCTAAAAGCTTCTTCAAAATCAGCAATACTATACTTTTTTAACATAGACTGTATAGCTTGTTTTCTCTTTGATGTAATTGCTCTAACTTTAGGAAGATTTGTACAAATAGTTGAATAACAATTAATAACTGTATCAACATCTGTATCAATCGTATCAATCTTTTCTTTTTTCATTTCAGAATGATTATGATTTAAAAATGGATTTTTCTTAGTATCTTCTTTAGAAGATACTTCTTTTTTTAACTTATTATCATTCTCTATTAGCTTATTATCTGAAGTTGAATTTTTTACACCTGCTAACTCATAGCACAGTGAATTTTTTACACTTGAACATTCGTTCACAGTGAATTTTTTACACTTGATATCTTCACTTGAATATCTTAGCTCTTCACATTCTTTTGTTATTCCATAATAAGCTTTAGTGCCTTTGTGTTTATCGTTTGCTATTATTGTAGATTTTATTAATTCTAAATCTGCAAGTTTTTTTAATCTTCTTTTCAACATATCTTCTTTGATATTTAATATTGGTAAATCTTCAAGTATCTTAGAATGATTTAACCACACATAAATAACCTCATCTTTTATAATATGTTGCATTGATTGTTGTGCTTGTGCTTGCCATATATAATCAAGCAGAAATAAATCTTCTAAATCTATCTTTTGTTTTTTATTAATAATTTTTTCTTGATTGAATCCCAACACTGAATACTTCATATCCCTTTTCTCCCTGAAGAAAAAAGAACTTGTATAAAAGGAAGGGCAGTTCCGATTATACAAGTTCATGATTAGCTTGAATCGTATGAGGTTCTATATCGCAGGAGTCCTGCCCGACTCAAGCTAACCTATTTTGTAAAGATAACTTTTTATCTGTTTACTTGTGTAGTATAACAAATGGAAATTTTTTTGTAAATTACTTTCTATAAATTCTTTTTATATCTTCTGCCTGTTTATCTACTTCTGCATTTACCACATCCCAGAGTATTTCCCTTTCCTTTTCTATATCAACTTCTTCAATATCAGGAATTAATCTTTCTTCAGAATACTCAAGAGTATAAAAAGTTTCATTTATCTTCAAGCTGATTCTACTTGTTGCAGTGATTTTATTAACGATTGCTTTTGATTCATAAGCTTTCTTTTTAGTAGCCATATTATCACTCCTTTTTCAAAGCTCTCAATTTTTTATCTTAGTGCATCTGAGAGTTTCTCTGATTTTTACTTCGTTACATTTATCCATTTCTGCAATCAATTTTGTTGAAAGTTTTCCAGAATAGATAAGTTTCTCAAGTAAATCTGCATCAACATATTCTTTTGTTCTTACAACATCAAGATTGTGTTTCTTTGCAAAATCAAGAAGTTTATCTTCATTCATCTCTTTCTTTTCTTCAACAGTAAGACTACACTTCCAACCTTCAATTTCAATATCTTTGTTTTCCTGTTTTGCTTTATGAATAGCTTCTTTGATTTTTGTATTCAAATCAGCAACAACTTTTTTTAATGCATTGCACTGAGTATTCTGTTCTCCATAAACTGGAATAAGTTCTTTAAGTGTCTCTGCTTTTTCAATTTTCTTTCTTGGCATTTTTTGTCCCCTTTCCTTTATACTTTCCCATTTTTCCGTTTCGTCCTGCATTTATAAGACTTCTAAATTCAATAAGTTTCCAAACATCTTCCTCAGTCCATGTTCTTACAAATCCACTTGTTGTTTTTACTTTCTTGTATGCAGGTAATGCTTTGCTGATAGTGTCTTTAGGATTCTCCTTTTTAAATTTGTACCAACGATTTAATGTCTGCACACTAACTCCGATTCTCATTGCAACTTCTTCAATCTTCATTTTCATTTCCTCCAAATCATATTTATCATCACCTCGTTTCTAAGTGCTTCAAGTGTTTAATCTTAAATGTAATATACTATATTTATTTTTTGTTTGTCAATATCAGCTAAGAAGAAAATCTAAAACTTCTTTTGCATTTTCTTTATTAAGCTTTCCATCGACAAGTGCATCAGCCATTGCACCCTTCTTTTCAACAAGTTCATGTATTCTCTGGTCGATTGAATTTTCACACATGAGTGTGTAAACAGTGATGTTATTTTTCTGTCCGATTCTGTGGCATCTGTCAACGCACTGCTCTTTCAAAGCCATGTTCCAAGGCTCGTCTAAGAAGATTTCAACAGTGCCCGCTGTAAGTGTAAGACCCGTTCCCATTGCACCTGATGTTCCGATTATTATCTGACAGTCATCGTTATTCTGAAAATATCCAACCATCTTCTGTCTGTCTTCATCTTTTGTTTCTCCAGTGATAACTGCTGGTGTGTACTTCTTGCATAATCTGTGAAATACTTCATCAGTTATCTGAGTCCAATTACTGAAGATAACAACTTTCTTTCCATTGCTTACTGCTTCTTCTACAAGCTCTTCCATTCTATCAAGTTTTGCAGATTCTTTGACAGTGCTTGAAAGTATTCCTGTATATCCCGTTGCCTGTCTCATTCTGATTAACTCAGCAAGCGGATTGTTCGCCATCTTTATCTGGTCAATATTCATCTTGATATCAGCAGTGACTTCATTGTAAATTTTCTTCTGTGAAGCTGACATCTCTACATACTCATCAACATAGGTTTTTTCTGGTAAATCAAGCACTTCTTCTTTTCTTCTGCGAAGCATGATTTCATCAAGTCGCTCCTGAAGTTCATCAAGATTCTTGTAACCGATGACTTCATATCCACCATATCCGCCGTAGTCTGCATAATGATGTTTGAATGCTCCGAATGCATGTTTCTCATATCCAAGCCACTTGAGTATGATGTATAAATCAAACGGATTATTCATGAGTGGCGTTCCGGTCATTGCAATCATCGTATCAGCAGAAAGCTTTAAAATTCCTTTTCCTTGCTGTGAAAGTGGATTCTTTGCTTTGTGACATTCATCGAAAGCAATTATTCCTATCTCTTTTGAATCACAAAGTTTCTTTAACTCAGTAACAATGCTTTCTTCTCTCAGCGTTTCAATATTTGTGATAATGAAGTAAGCAGGATTCGTTGAAAGTTTCTTGACATCTGTTAATTTATCAGCAGTGCTACCAATAACGATTCTATCTTTTACAATTCTCTGACCAAGAATGTAGGCAGATTCATCTGAGTGAATCTTAACTTCATTCTGCCAGTTCCATTTCAGACCATTTACTCCACAAATTATCAAGCAGTGCTTGTAATTTTTCTGAAGTTTTTTTGCTACTGCGATATCAATGACCTGTTTTGTTTTTCCAAGTCCCATTTCATCGCCGAGTAACCATCTGTCGTTATTTAATCCAAAATTGAAACCTACAATCTGATGTTCATACGGCTGTGTTTTAAACTTGAAATCAATTGGAGTAACAGCTTTGGGTTTTTCAAGTGTCAGATATTCATCTGCTGAAATATCAATCTCACACCAATCAACTTTTGAAACGAACTCTCCAAGTTTGTTGAACGGAAGCTCCCAAATTTTGTCATCTGCATTCCAATACTTGCTGGGAAACTCTCGTATTACATTCACTATTCGCATGTCAAAATCAAATGTGATGTACAGCGAATAGTCACCGTTACATTTCTTCGATTTTGCAATGTTGATTTTAATCATCTCAGTCTCCTTTACGCTACACACAATTTCTCATATTCAGACTTCTTAACGACTGCAAGCGAAGTCTTACAGCTAAGAACGATGTCCATGTACTTGATTGCTAAATACTTTCTTGCTTCTCTCTCATTCTCTGCATTGACGATTTCAAGAAGCTCGTTTCCTGATTTGCTGGTCTTAACTCCATAAAATTTTTTCATATCAAAGTCTCCTTTCAAGTTTTTTGAGTGTTTAGAAGTTTAAGATTGCGATAACCATCTCGCATAAATATAATATAACACATTTAGCAAGAAGTCAACAGATTTTAAGAAAAAAAATAAAAGAGTTTCACGACTCTTTTATTTACTGTATTTCTCATGCATTTGTTCTATCATTTTATTTATACAAATTCGTTCCTTGTTCATATCTGTGCCTGAATAAATAGTATCAATAAATTGCTGTATTTCTCTACAAACATTCTTAATTCCTAAAATCACTTCGCCTTCAGTAGTCTGATTTAGTTGATATCGTGTTTTTATCTCTCGATATTTTGTATAATAGGGTAGTATATCTTCTAATTCATCTTCTACACGCTCTATTTGACGATTTGAGAGATTTTGTAAGTTTGCTCTACAAATATATAAACTTGCTAATTCAGATACGTTCTCGAAGTTGGTATCACTGTTTTCCAGCGTTTCAATTGCTTCGTTAATTGCAATAATATCCATATCAATCTCCTTTACAAAAAGAGAGGGTATATTTCAACCCTCTCAGTTTTGAGAAATTACATCTGTTCAACTTTACGCTTCATCTGCTCAATCTGTCTCATCATCTGTTCTTTCTCTTCATGTCCGCTATAACCACCTTCACGGCTTGTATAACGACCCATAGCATCTCTACCTCTACGATAGCTTGAATTCTCACTGTAACGTCCATCTCCGTCACCATCACGTCCTCTACGAGCATTGCTCATTCCAGGCTCATCGTAATAGTAACCAGAATACATTCTGTTACTCTGTCCATCATAGGAATTATAAGAATTTCCTCTTGCGTTTGAGTAACCAGCATCTTCCATTGCTTCGATAGTTTTGATATCTTTAATAATATCAACTGCTCTATAAGCACGTTCAAGCTCTGCGGGAGAGATATCACCCTTTTTATTCAGCTCTTTAATCTCATCTTTGAGATTCTCGCATAAATCATACAACTCATTCATCATTTTGGTGTCCTCCTTTCTAAGCTATGCGTGTCACAGTTAAGTTAGCATTCTGCACCAATATTGCAGGTGCGGGTACAGTAGCAGGTGTAGCACTTTCAGAAGTGTTCTCAACACTAACATTAAAGCAACATCCTTTAGGTACAGAGATAATCGCTGTTGATGTTACGTTAAAGAAATTATTCTGAGTAGGTGGATTCTCTGCTGTCGCCGCCGGTGTTACGATTGCTCTGCTTGTAAGAATAGGTTCTCCATCAAGTGCAAGTGCTACTGATATCGGACCTACTGTTCCGCCGTCAGGAATTGCAATGTTTCCATTAAATGTTACCTGATAACGAGCAAAGCAATTATTTGTAATACCACGAAGAGTTACAATACCACTTCCATTTCTGTGATATACATAGCCTTTGTTACACCCGATAGATGTATTGAGTGTCACAGGCTGATTTGAAAGTACAGTTTGTACCTCATTCTTCGTAAACTCTGCCATAGCGATACCTCCTTACATTGCTCCACAAGCGCAACCGTTATTGTTGCAAGTGAAGATAGGAGTTCTTCCATAAATCGGTGTAGAAGGAACAGGGCAGTTAGAAAGTCTGTTGTAAAGCTGGTCTACTTCATCACTGAAGCCCTGCTGAATGAATGCATTCTGTGCTGTCTGTGATTCTCTAAGAGTAGCCATGTTAAGCTGACTTCTCAGATTATCGTTTTCACGCTTGTAGCCGTCAAGTTCGAGCTGGCAAAGTTTATCAAGAATTGCCTGAGTGTTTGCTGTGCTGTTCTGACGAGTAGCACAAGCCTCATTTGCAATCGTATACTTTACATCAGCAGTTGCGGCTCTGTTATCACAGCAACATTGAGCAAGCTGTGCCTGAAGCGCACTCATTCCCTGCGTAGATGCTGTCTGAGCGTTGAAGCTTCTTTCCATATCAGCAATCTGATTGGTATAAAGCTGTTGAGCGATAGCGTTTTGTGCTCCGTTTACGCTTGCTGTTACTCCTGCAAAACCTCCACAGAGCTGAGTGCTTATGTCAGAAAGACCGTCTCTAATAGAAGTGATGCCATCATTGAGCATAGCGTTCTGGAATCCATTGTTGGTGTTTGTATTAATTCCAGACTGTCCATTAAGAAGCCAAGGAAAATCATAACCAAGCATCATGTTTCCATAACCTCCTCCGAAGCCATTGCCCCATCCATTGCCCATA